GCAAAAAAGAAAAGAATGACCCTCGTTTTAGTACAGCATTAACAGTAGATGTTAAGCCTAATAGTATCAAAAAGAACGCAAAAGCTTTCTATTGGAATACTAGTAGAGCAGGTATCCCACCAACAGCAAAGCCCTCAGGCAAAATCTAATAAGTTTCCATATTATGGTATTTTGATAAATACACTATTAGTATGGAAATCCGTTATGAAAATCAAACAAATCACTGAAACTACAACATCAGGCTCAATGGCTACTGTAAATTCACCCTTAGATGGCACTCAAAGTAGAGGCAATCCTAGCATATATGGTGGTAAAAAAGTAGGATCTTTATTCAAAGGTAAAAAAACTAGTGCTCCATATGCCAATAGCATCAATGAAAGTACTGAAATTAGTGAACAAGATTTAAGTGAACAAGATTTAATTGTTGTTCCCGGTCAAGGCCGCAAATCAAAGACAGGATTTGTTCAACATGGACAAAGTCGTTTAGACCATGAAGTAGAGATGGCTCGCAGTGATTTATTCAGCGCCGCAAAGAATGCTCAACAAGTTTATTTAATGATCAAAGACCTTAGTGAAGAAGAAGGTCTTGAAGGTTGGGTACAAGAAAAGATTATTAAAGCTAATGACTATCTAAACACTATACGTGAATACTTAGAAGGTAAACAAGTTCAAGGTGTTGATGAAAGTATAGAAAATAATCCAGTAGCAAATGCACTCGTAAATTATATTATGAAAAATCGTCCTGATTTATTAAAACATGGTGCCGATCGTGTAGGTGATGCAATTGATAGAATTGCAAGTAATGTTAGACATATCAACTCTGATAATATAGGTAAAGTGATTAAACAAATTGAATATTATGTTACAAGTGGTAACAATGACATGTATGAAGGTGCCAAAGTAGATAGAATGGTTAAGCATATTGCTAAATCTGAAAAAAAATTAGGCAAAAGTAAAGACGAAGCAGAGAACATTGCTTGGGCTACTGCTAACAAACGTGGCATGTTAGATAACAAGAATAAGAAAGCATAATATGAGCAATATCCTTAAAGGTATATTAAAAGAATCCAATTCAGTATATGGACATAGTGATCCAGCTAGAGAATATGGAGCTGAGGATCCACCAAGATTTAACAAATCACGTTCTAGTTATCCTTCACAAGAAGATGATACATTTGACGATGATGTTGAGTATTCTAGGAAAATGTATCAACTAAGCCAAAAACAAAAACGTGATGCTGACCATGATAGATTAGCAACTGGTACAAATGAAGGTGTCAGAGATTTAGGTTATGATGCACAATCTCTTATAATGAAATTACGCCGTGACATTGAAGAAAAAAGATTACAACCAACACGCCAATCAATATTAGCGGCAGCGAGAGAGTTAGCAGGTGACATGAATTTTGCACCTGAATTATTAGTACAACAAGTATTGAGTAAAGGTGTAGCAGAAGGCATAGATGATCCATGGGGAGATCAAGGTAACTTTGCAGGTGATAAGCCAGTTAAACTTGGCGGTGTCTCTATTAAGAACATACAGACAGGTGATACTGTTAAGTATCTAGGACAACCTGCAAAAGTAGTTGCTATGAGTAAGGATCGTAAACAGTCTCGTATTACAATTTCTAAAGGTATCGGTAGTGTTACACAAGATGTATTAACAAGTGATTTACAACAATTGGGTCGTGGTACAACCATAGAAGAAGATGATAATAATACTAGAATGAAAATGGATCAGTATTATGATTTAGCCGATGCTCTTCAGGAAAAGCTTAGACAAGCAATTAAGTTTGGTGATACCGAACTTGTACATAAATTATCCAAAGAACGTGCTGACTTAGATGCACGTGTTAAAAAATATGGATTAATACCAGAATCACAACTAGATGAAATCTCTAATGAGAAATTATCACAATACAAAACAGCGGCAGCAGCCGATGCTAGTAAAGCTGATAGTGAAGGTGATTACAAGCGTGGAGATAAACGTTTCAGTGGTATTGTTAAAGCAACTAAGAAACAATTTGCTAATGATACAAAGAAATCTGGTATCAGTCAAGGTATAAACGAATTTGCTGTAGTTCCTAATGGCCCTAAAGGACCTAAAGATTACGGTCAACCAAATAGCTCACGTTATATAGGTGGTAATAAGTTTGTAGTAGGTACTACTAACAACTATGTATTAACTGCAACAATAGACAAATGGGGATTAGAATGGGATGAGGATGATGAGATATGGTTCTTAGATAGTCCTGGTGCCGCTCATATTGCTGATGCTAGTGAAGGTGAAATAGAATTACCCCCACCACGTGAACAAAGAAATCAGATACATGATTTAGTAACTGATTATCTTAACGCTAGAAATTCTGCAGATTTACAAAAAGTAGCCGCATATTACGGTCATAGTGATGATGGCGAAATGGCAACAAATGAAGAATTCAGACCTACATCCGGTCAAGCTAATAATATACGTAAACAAACTGCACAAAAAATGAATCCAGGCAGTACTAAGTTTGTTTGGAAAAGACCTAATCAAATAGGTGGCAGTCATACAGAGAACGAACTTAAATCATTGAATTTTAAATATTCATCAAAACATAATGTTTGGGGCGGTACACAAGACATGTGGAATAGTTTGTCTAGTAACCTGGATGAGAATTTAGGAGATCAACTTAAAGCTACATCATTGGATGCATTAGTAAAAGCTAAATTAGCCATAGAGCAACAGCGTGAAGCTGAGATAGAAGCTTGGAAAAGAGATTTTGAAAAGAATACAGTACAAAAAGCGCAACAAGGTTTACGTAGAGAATTTCAACCAACACCTGTAGCGCAACCCGGTGAGAAACATTCAGTATTAAAAGCCAGACTAGCTCAATTGAATAGTGCTATAGAGAAACAAGCATTATTAGATAAGCTAGTTGATAGATTAGAACGTAAGGGTTTAATGACTCCTGCAATGCAAAATGATACTGATACAAGAATGCATGTTAGATATGGTGCAAAAGATAATTATGAATCACTAAATAAAAAATTAGACAACACTATTGCAATGTTACAAAATAGATTGTATATACGTAAAAAGTCAGGGTTAAAAGAAGAAGAACAATTAGATGAGTTAAAATGTTGGTCCGGCTATCATAGAGTTGCCGGCACAAAAGCAGGCTTTCCAGGTAGTTGTGAAAAAAATAAAACAAATGAAGAAGATATATCGGAAGAACAACATAGTTGCCCACATTGCGGTGGCGAGATGGTCAGTGAAGAATTGATGAACGAGAAGAAAGACGCTTGCTACTATAAAGTTAAGAGCCGTTATAAAGTATGGCCAAGTGCTTATGCTAGTGGTGCATTAGTTAAGTGCCGCAAGAAAGGCGCAGATAGCTGGGGCAATGGTGGCAAGAAGAATGAAAGCTCTATACTAGAAGGTATTGAACAAGTAGACGAGAACTTAAATAAATGGTTCAAAGAGAAGTGGGTTCGTTTTGGTCCAGATGGTAAGATTCGTGGTGACTGTGCTAGAGGTGATGATAGTGAAGGCAAGCCAAAGTGTTTGCCACAAAGTAAAGCACACAGTTTAGGTAAGAAGGGTCGTGCAAGTGCTGCCTCAAGAAAGCGCAGAGAAGATCCTAATCCAGAGCGTAGTGGCAAAGCTATCAATGTTAATACTAAGAAAAAAGCAAATGAAGATCAACTAGAAGAAAAGTGGTCACAGAAATACAAAGATAGTATCAACTGTAGCAATCCTAAAGGCTTTAGTCAAAAAGCACATTGTCAGGGAAAAAAGAAATGACAGATTATGAATTTTATTGGAATAGAAAAGGATACCCAAGATAATGTTATCAGATAACTTAAAAGTATTATTAGCAAGCACACAAGCGTTTGCTATCAAAAGTCAAAACTTTCACTGGAATGTGGAGGGAAGTAATTTTCCGCAATATCACGAATTCTTTGATACATTGTACGGTGATGTAAGTGCCACTATTGACCCGATCGCTGAATATATCAGAATCTTAGGACATTATACTCCTGGCAGTTTGTCACGATATGGTGAACTAAGTATTATTCAAGACCAAACTAAAATCCCACGTGCTGAGTTAATGTTTGCTGAATCATTACAAGATTGTGAAAAGATGATTGAATTAGTTGTTGCTATGTTTGCTGAAGCGGCAAATGAAAACCAACATGGTATAGAAAACTATATGGCTGAATTACAAGACCTATATGGTAAGAAAGCTTGGTTTATCCGTTCTACATTAAAAAGAGAACGTGAGTGAGAGCAATAGATGCACATGAAAAACATATAAGGAAATATTATGCAATTTAGTGGAATGGTTTTAAGTGGTGGATTTACTTATAGTTCACCACCCCCTCTTAGCGGACCAACGCAAAAGGCTATTTTTGGTTATGGTGTTGCGTCAGGAATTACAGCAGTAACCAACTTAGTATCAAATACAGGAGTTGTTGCTACTGATACTACAGGAGTAGGTACTGCTAGATATTATCTTGCAGCCGCAAATTATGGCGGGGACAAGGCTATATTTGGATATGGTCGCAATGATACAGGAGCAGGATCACAATCAATGACCAACTTAGTAAGTAACACCGGTGTAGTTGCTACTGATACTACTGGTGTTGGTACTGCTAGAAATTCATTAGCAGCCGCGGGTTACGGAACTGATAAAGCTATTTTTGGATATGGAGTTCGTACTGACACAGGTATTACGCAATCAATTACTAACAAAGTATCAAACACAGGGGTTGTTGCTACAGATACTACAGGCGTCGGTACTGAAAGATATTTTCTAGCAGCCGCAGGGTATGGTACTGATAAAGCAATATTTGGTTATGGAATTACTTTTTCAAGTCAGGTGGTATCAGTAACTAACAAAGTATCAGATACAGGTGTGGTCGCTACTGATACGACAGGTGTAGGTACTGCTAGAACTGGATTAGCAGCCGCAGGTTATGGTACAGATAAAGCTATATTTGGATATGGAAATAGTGGATCAGTAACAGCAATAACCAACCTAGTATCAAACACCGGAGTTGTAGCCAATAATACAACTGGTGTTGGTACTGCTAGAGATAGTCTTGCGGCTGCAGGATATGGCACTGATAAAGCTATTTTTGGATATGGTACTACTTCTGTAAAGGTGTCAATGACCAATCTAGTATCAAACACCGGTGTTGTTGCTACTGATACGACAGGTGTAGGTACTGCAAGATTAGGCTTAGCAGCCGCAGGTTATTCATTTACTTAAAAATATAGAATAAGGAAAAATATTATGCAATTTAGTGGAATGGTTTTAAGTGGTGGATTTACTTATAGTCCACCTCCCCCACCGGGAACAACAAAAGCAATCTTTGGATATGGTGCCACTGCTATTACTACATTTACAGCAATAACCAACTTAGTATCAGACACTGGTGTTGTTGCTACAAATACGAGTGGTGTTGGTACTGCTAGAGAGGGCCTTGCAGCCGCAAGTTACGGAACTGATAAAGCCATATTTGGTTTTGGATACAATCAAGCTCTTACATATTTATCTATGACTAACTTAGTATCAAACACTGGTGTTGTTAGTAATGATACTACAGGTGTGGGCACTGCTAGAAGTTATCTTGCTGCCGCGGGATATGGCTATGATAAAGCTATATTCGGGTATGGCACCAGCGGCACAGGCATTAAATCAATGACTAACCTAGTATCAAACACTGGTGTTGTTAGTAATGATGTTGCCGGGGTGGGTACAGCAAGATGGTGGCTTGCAGCCGCAGGTTATGGCGGTGATAAAGCTATATTTGGATACGGAACTACTAGGGTAACCAATCTAGTATCAAACACAGGTGTAGTAGCCACAGATACTGCAGGTGTCGGTACTGATAGAGTGGCATTAGCGGCTGCAGGTTATGGAACTGATAAAGCTATATTTGGGTATGGAGACGGACCCACATCAATAACCAATCTAGTATCAAATACAGGCGTTGTTAGTAATGATGTTACCGGTGTAGGTACAGCAAGAAACCGATTAGCAGCCACTGGGTATGGTAGGGATAAGGCTATATTTGGATATGGATCTATTAATGGAGTTAATGGCTTATCAATGACTAATTTAGTAAGTAATACAGGTGTAGTTGCTACTGATACTACAGGTGTAGGTACTGGTAGATTTCAACTTGCGGCTGCAGGTTATTCAACATCATAAAATAATGAGAGCTACAGAGTTTATTACCGAACAAGCAAATCCTAAAGTAGATTTGACACCAAATTATCCCAACTATCAAGTATTAGTTGGTGAGTTTGTTGGCATAAAAAAGAATAGAGCAAGATTCTTAATTGTAGCATCTGAACTTAAGCCAGGGGTACGTGAGACTGATAATATATTTAGAGCAAAAACAACTAATACACCAATAAGTATTGAGATTAGTAAAGTAAAAAATCGTAAAGTATTAGAAGATTTAAGTCGTAGAGGTTTTCTTGGTGGGTTAGCTGGCATGGCTGCATTAGGCACTAGAGATACAAAACCTAACAATACTGTTAATAAAGACACACCGATAGAACCACAAAAAGAAGCTCCCATAACTACATTAAGTAACTATCCTCAAATTGAAAGTTTATTACATAAAGCCGCGGTAGCTGCCGGTATAGTTGGTACTGAATTAGCACAGTTTATGGCTCAAACTAAACATGAATCATGGAATTTTAGTAGACTAAAAGAAAAAAGTGTTGGTCAAGGATATTTTGCTAAGAAATATGATCGCCAATATGCACCACGTACTGCAAAGATATTAGGTAATAAATATGTAGGTGATGGAGAAAAATATCATGGTCGTGGCTTCATTCAATTGACCGGACGTGATAACTATCGTATGGCTAGTCAAGCATTAGGTATTGATTTATTAAATCAACCTGAATTAGCAGAAAGACCTGATATCGCAGCCAAGATTGCAGTATGGTATTGGCAAACAAGAGTTAAACCACATATAAATAACTTTAACGATACAAAGGCAGTAACAAAAAAGATTAATCCAGCACTACGTGGATTACAAGATAGACATGCAAAGTTTATTGATTACAAAAATATTTTATAAAGACAACTAAATGAAAAAAATAATAACAATCATATTATTAGCAATATCTACTATAGCATTTGCACAAAAACAAAAACCAATGAATGTATATGATTTTACAATCACTAGAGTTATTGATGGCGATACTGTAGCATTTCAAGCACCGTTCTTACCTCCACCATTAAAACAAGAATTAAGTATTCGTGTATTTGGTGTTGATACACCTGAAAAAGGTCATAGAGCGCAATGTCCAGCTGAAGATCAACGTGGTCAGGCTGCTTCTGCATTCACAAAAAATGCTATAACTAAAGCACAAAAACGTCAAGTAGCTATTGCTGATTGGGATAAGTATGGTGGACGTGTATTGGGTGATATATTACTTGATGGACAAAGTTTAAGAACAATGTTAATACAGAATGGATTTGCAAGAGAATACTACGGAGAAGCTAAAACTTCTTGGTGTAACTAACCCACCTTAGGGCACGTTGTCGTCAACGGTTAATGGCGTCAAGCAGGCGGCTGCTGCCTGGTTCAGAGTTACGCCAGACTCTGTTTAAAGTGAGCATAAATACTAATATGAGAGCAATAGAACTATACGAATCAGCCGCAAGTGAACTAGCTAAGAAACTTCCTAGCTTAGAGAAACACGACTATAATACCATTGATAAACTAATGAGAAGTATAGCAAAGAAGCATCGTATAACCGGTGATGCATTACATGACTTATTTGTTAGAAAATATCACAAAACTCCAGACAATTGGATTAAAGGTAAACTAGATGAAGATGGTCAAGCAGATTTGAATAATAATCCTATTGTACAGAAGTTTCTTGCTTGGACAAGTAAGAAGTTAAATTTAGAAAGTACACCAAAGATAGAGTTTAGTTATGATAGTAAAGAAGCACAAGAGGGTCATCATACTGGAAGACATAATCCAGAAACAGGTGAAGTATGGGTTTATTGTGCTAATAGAAATTTAGTAGATATATTTCGTACAGTATTCCATGAATTGGTTCATGTACGTCAGGGTGAATTAAATATGATTAAGCCGGGTGATAGTTATCCGGGTAGTCCAATAGAAGCAGAAGCGGATATGATGGCTGGAAAATATATTAAAATATTTGGTAAAGCACATCCTGAAATATTTCAATAGAAAAAGTAATAACAAATGTCAATAATATTTTGACAACAGATATTTCCTACTAAATATCTACATGTCAATATTAATAGGAATGCCTTGCTACGGCGGAGTAGTATCAGATAAAACAACCAACAGCCTCTTTAAATTGGGTAAACAATTTGTTAGAAATAACATAGATCACGGTATGCTCACACTTGCAAACGAAAGTTTAATAAGTCGTGGTCGCAGCCGTATAGCTAACTTCTTCATAAACAATACTGATTTTGAATATCTATTCTTTTTAGATAGCGATGTTGGATTTGAAGCTGATGATGTACTAAAACTTCTTAATCACAATAAAGAAATGGTATGCGGTGCTTACCCAATGAAAACTATACCACTAAAATGGAACTTCACACTCACTCAACCACCACAACGTGAAGGTGATCTAGTAGCTATAGATAAAATTGGTATCGGCTTCAGTCTCATTCACCGTAACGTATTCATTCGTATTGCAAAACAATACCCAGATCTTAAATATACACCAACAAACGAAAGCACTACTCATAACCCAACTGAACAGGAATATGATAACAGCTATCACTACTTCCATGAAATGCGTCAGGGTGATATCTATCTACCAGAAGATTTAAGCTTCTTCACTAGGGCCCGTAGTACTGGAATGCAAGCTTGGATGGATACTAGTATCAATCTATGTCACGTTGGTAGTCATGTCTTTCAGGAACTATAATGAAAACTAATATCGTAATCATTGATGACTTTTTAGATGATCCATATCAAATGCGATTAAACGCATTGAACTCAAATTATCCGGAACCAAAAGATCATACATATCCAGGCAAAAACTCTGATAAATCTTACTTCACAGAAGAAATGTTAGAGAAGGTGCAAAATCGTTGGGGTGATTACTTAATCCCGGCAGAGGGCAGTAGTTGCGGTTACTTTAGAATTAGTTTAGCAACTGATACCTTTGAACAAAATATACATATTGATCCAGGTTGGGATGTGGGCGGTGTACTATATCTTAATACACCAAATCAATGTCGTCCAGAATCTGGAACACACTTTTATTATCATAATAGATTAGGTATAGAACGTGCTCCAGCTACACCAGAAGAAGGTAAATATTTAGGCTTCACTAACTATGAAGAACTACGTAGAAATGTAATCTATGGTGATGGGCTTGATAAAACATTATGGACACGCTATGCATCTAGTCCAATGAAGTATAATCGTTTAGTATTGTTTGATCCGTTATTATGGCACAGTCATGGTGATAACTTTGGTGATTGTATGGATAACGGCAGATTGGTTATGCTATTCTTCTTTACAAAACAAAAATGAAACAAGCATACTTTGTACCAAACTTCCCTATAAATCGTATCACACAAACCGGTGAAGATGGTTGGTGTCATATGCCAAATCATCCAAGAAGTCGTTATGACTATCTAGGTGCAATACTAGAACATATGGATAATAGTAAACATATAGATCCAATACAAATAATTATACATGACGAACAACAGGTACATGCAGGACCAAGTGGTGTGTCCAGATTGTTTGCGTTAACACATCGTAGACAGTATACTCATATACCATGTATTGTTAGTAGCGAAATATGTTATGAATGGTTTGGTGAAGATGTAGTTAAAATCAATACAACTGAAGAACTACTAAGTTACTTTGATCCTGCGTATTTACCCAAAAGTTATAATTTAGATAATGGTGCATTTTGGCACAATGGTGCGTGGAGTTATGAAGAACTAGAACGTACTATGAATGTGTCCGAAGCTACTAAACTACGTATGAAACAAATGATGACAGAAACAAATTAATATGAAACAAGAGTTCTTTTTTTATAGTGGATTACCAAGAGCTGGTGGCACTATGCTAGCTTCAGTAATGAATCAACATCCAGACTTGTATGTAAGTCCATTAAGCCCTACTGTAGAGTTGTTATATTATACAGAGAAATACTTTGATGAAGGTAGTGAAGCGTATAGTGCTAATCCACAACCAGTAGCTAAACAAAATGTATTAGAATCATTACCCAGAGAGTACTATAAGAATATACCTAAAAAGTACATAATGGATAACAATCGTGCATGGCCTAACAACACTGATAGAATATGTAAGTTTATAACTACAAAGCCAAAGATTGTATGTATTGTTAGAGATGTACCATCTATCTTAGCTAGTTTTATTGATTTAGTAAATCGTAGCAATAATCCCGGTGATAACTTTATTGACCGTTGGTTAGTAGACAATCGTATGGAATTGAACACTAAGAACCGATGTTATTATTTGATGCAACCTACGGGTATTGTAAATCAGAGTTTATGGAGTATGTATCAGGGTTACAATAATCCAAGTGTAAAAGCCTGTATGCATATAGTAGAGTATGATGATTTAGTTAGTAATCCGGAAGAAACATTGAGTGATATTGTTGATTTTTTAGATATTCCGTCGTATAAGTTTGTTTTTAATAATATTAAGAATGTAACACCCGTAGATGATGTAACTTACAATTTAGAGGGTATGCATAGTGTACGACCTAAATTAGCCAGTAGGAATTTAGATCCAGTAGAGATATTAGGTATTGAGTTAGTTAGAGAGTATTCTAAATTAGAATATTGGAGAGAAGTTGTAAAACCGAGTAAAATCAAGCTGTTTAGTATATAATATTGATAAATATATTAAAGAGAGATATATTATGCCAGTAACGATTACAGCAGGAATTACATTTAGCGGGGGTGGATTGACTATGGAATTTGCACCACCATCAACAGCAACAGCAGGATGGTGGGCAGGTGGATCTACTGGATCAACTGTACAGCGTATTACATTTGCAACAGATACTGCAAGTACATCAGTCAGGGGTCCATTAAGCGGCTCATTCACCGATCAAGCCGCTACAGGAACACTTACTTATGGATGGTATGCCGGTGGTAATAATCCACCATCGTCTACTGTAGGTAGAATAACTTTTGCATCAGATACTAATACTGCTTCTGTTAGAGGGCCATTAAATCGTTCCGTACGTCAATTAGCAGCCTCTACCACTGACACATATGGGTGGTTTGGTGGCGGTTATACTACCAATAACACAAGTGCAGTATCACGTATAACATATGCAACAGATACAGCAACAGCTACTGGCGTAGGTCCACTAAGTTATACTTCATATAATATGACCGCTACTGGTACAAATGAATATGGATGGTTTGCCGGTGGCTTTGCACCGGGTCCAGCTAGAGTCGTATCTACTGTATCTAGGATAACATATGTATCTGATACTAATGTTGCAATCGACCGCGGGCCATTAAGTGAAGCTAATCGGGCCATGGCAGCAGTCACGGATTCTACTACATATGGCTGGTTTGGCGGAGGTTACCTGGGCATTACACCCACACCCCCATATGTAACATCGGTAGTAAATCGTATGACATTTGCAAATGATACAGCCGCATTAAGCAGCCGTGGACCATTAACTGTACGTAGACAGCTACTGTCTGCAGCCTTCGATAATACTAATGGTTGGTTTGGCGGCGGTTATGTAAATAGTGGCGGAGGCAGTAGATCAACTGTTGATAGAATAACATATGCAACAGATACTGCAACAGCTAGTGTTCGCGGCCCATTAAATGCTGCCGTATACTCTACCTCTACAACCTCCGGTGTACAATAAAAGAAAGAATATAAAATGTCAGTAACAATAACAGGTGGAATATCATTTTCGGGCGGTGTTAGTATGGAAGGTGCACCCCCACAAAACACAGCGGGTTGGTTTGGCGGTGGATATTTGTCACCGACATACGGTCGTACCTCAACCGTACAACGAATCACATATGCAACCGATACTGCAATTGCAAGTGTTCGTGGACCACTTACTGGAAATAAAAGTGATATGGCTGCCTCCAGTAATTTTACTTACGGTTGGTTTGCAGGAGGTGCAGGAGGTGCAGGAGGTTTATCAGTCGTAGACCGAATAACATTTGTAACCGATACTGCAACCGCTAGTGTACGTGGTCCACTTAGTGCGGCTACCTATCAAATGGCCGCTGCAGGTAATACTACTAATGGCTGGTTTGGTGGCGGCACAGGTGGAGCACCCGGTTCAACGGTACAACTAATTACATATGCAACCGATACTGCAACCGCGTCAGTGCGGGGCCCACTTAGTGTGGCTAGAAGGCTTTTTGCGGCTGCAGGTGATAGTGATTATGGCTGGTTTGGTGGAGGATACGTCCCGGCCTCACCCAACATCAACCGTTCAACGGTAGACCGAATCACATATGCAAACGATACTGCAACCGCTAGTGTACGTGGTCCACTTAGTTTGGCTAGACAGCGTTTAGCCGCGGCGGGTAATACCACTGACGGTTGGTTTGGTGGTGGCACAACTTCACCGGGCAGCCTTTCAATAGTAGATAGAATCACATATGCAAACGATACTGTAACTGCTAGTGTGCGTGGTCCACTTAGTTCTGCTAGATATTTTTTGTCGGCGGTGAGTAATACAACTGATGCGTGGTTTGGTGGCGGCAATGGACCGGTGTCAACAGTTAACCGAATAACATTTGCAACTGATACTGCAACTGCAAGTTTAGTCGGTCCACTTAGTGCATATTCTCAGAGAATGGCCGCTGCAGGTGGTATACAATAAAAAATGATGTTAGGTGCTACCCAATCTGGGTTTCATTTTTTACAAGAACATATCAATTTCCCGACTGATACTTTAGTAGATTTTGACCCACATAAACTAATCAATAGCAATAAACAAATAAAGATACTCTGGGCACACTACGCCCACGATCAACCAATCTTCTTAAACGTTGATTGGACTAAAATAACACATATTGTATGTGTAAGTGAATGGCAAAAAACTCAATTCATTAAATATCTTAACATACCAAAACATAAGATATCTGTAATACGTAATGGCGGTGCAGACTATTTTACATATAAACAAAAAACAAACAAAACTCTTATATACGCTAGTACACCATTTCGTGGACTAAAATATCTACCCTATATCTTTAAACAAGTACTAAAACAACATCCAGACGCAATACTTAAAGTATTCTCGGGTATGAAATTGTATGGTAACAGTGATACACAAGAGTTTAAACAAATATACAAAGAATTACAAAATACACCAAACACATATTATAGTGAACCAATAAATCATCAACAACTTGCTAATGAATTTAGTGAAGCATCATTACTTGTTTATCCAAATATTTGGGAAGAAACAAGCTGTGTTACGTTGATTGAAGCGATGCGTTCAGGATGTTACCCAGTATTAAGTGATATAGGTGCATTACCCGAAACAAGTAATGGTTATGGAACTATTGTTCCATTAGATGCACAATATCATCCAAGTGGATGGATACCGAGTAAAAAGTTTTTAGATGATTTTGCACATAATATTTGCCAAGCACTATCACAAACTAAATATACACATACTAGGGAACAGGCTGAATGGGCTTGTGAATACTATAACTGGAACACTATTGCCAAAGAATGGCATATTCTACTAAACAAACTATCAACAAAAGGATCAACAATGAAAAAGAAAATGGAAATATCTAATCTAACATCACATACAGGTGATAAGATTGTACATGATGAAAAAATACTAACACAAGTATTTGACGAAATCTTTCGCTGGGAAGAAGCAGATAAAGAACATGCTCAAGGGCGTAGTAACTTCCAAATTGAAAAGTTTATCACACTGGATAACTATACAATTCCAAGTGCATTCAATGCTATGTTGAAGAATCGTAGAATTATGGCAGAAGGATTATTCAGCAAGATTACTGAGATGAAAGAACATCAACGTGAGTTTGATTATAAGTGGAATAAGAAAAACAAAGAAGAACCAATTCAATGGCCAACTAAAGATGGTGGTACTAAGTTGTGTTGGTATGATTTAGATTATTTAAATCTACAAAACTTCTTAAAGAGTAGTGAGTTAGAGATACGTGATCGGGTACAGCAGATTGCTACGTTTGATAAGATTTTAGATAGATTAGTAGAACAGAATGGTGGTCCAATAACTCGTGAACAGTTTGAGAATGAAGACCATGTATATTGGGAGCGTAGATTAGCTAACCAAGCTATGGATGAGATGATTAGTCGGAACACTGGGATTGGTGTCGGTAACATTCACAGTATGCGTAGAGCCAGTGCACCTACATTGATTTCAGGTGATGTAAATCGTGTTAAGAATGACTTTCCTGATTTAGGTAAAGCATTGACTGGTGGTGAGCATAGTGTAGAATTCTTATTAGAGTTACAGAAGAAAGTTGTTGCTGGTATTGAAGAAGTAACCAGTAGTGATATACTAGCATTAGCAAATGAGAAGGTTACTGAACGTATTGGTATTACTGAAAGATTAGACAGAATGCACGAGAAGCCATCAACACATAGTAAACCAGAAGTATCACCAAAGAGTTTGTTTAATGACAAATGGAATAGTAAATGAAACATAATCCACTAAGTAACATATTAATTGCACCCAATGTGATTTCCAAAGAGGGTGTAGAGTTCATTATGAATCATGCCAAAAGGCAGCAAAAAGTTGATTTATCTGTATTTGATCCAGAACAAAGTAACAAAAGTAAAAGTACCAAATTTAGTGTAGACAAAAAAGTTAGAGATACACAGATGATTGACCTAGAAGATATTGCTGATGAGATTATTGATTTGTTTCGTAATGTTGTAACCAATGTTATCAATCCATTCTATGAGTTTGAGATTAAAGATTCTGAGTTGCCGCAACTATTGCATTATGGAATAGATGGTCATTACTTACCGCATTGTGACGGTCAATCATTGTGGAAGCCACCTGGCAATGAACCATTGATTTGGCGTAAAAGTACTGATAGAGATTTGAGTACAGTATTGTTTTTAAATGATGATTTTGAAGGTGGAGATTTTGTATTTCCTGAGTTAAGAGTAAGAGTTCGTCCAGAACCGGGAATGTTAGTTTGTTTTCCCTCTACGCATGAGTATTTGCATGGGGTTGAAGCTGTTACTAAAGGAACCAGATATAGTATAGTAAATTGGATGACAGTTAAGGGTTTTCCAAGTATGGAAGACGAAACTAATATGATTAATCATAAATATAATATAGGTGTTGATAAACCTATAGCTAATAAAAAGGATAAAACATGGCTAAGTACATAAAGCATTATTACGTTGATGGTGAGAATTTAGTAGAGTTCTTTGTTGATAAGAACATGGGACCTAATGGTAAGACACATCCAAGAATTGACGGATTAGACGTTAAGTTTTGGTTTGTAGATAGTAATGGTATTGACTATTGCATGAGTGTTGTACCAGATGAGACTGTTATTACTCCAGTAAATGGCTTGGGTGAGGGTACATATTCTCAGTGGGCCAATGAAATACAGGGCCAATATGAAGCACAGAGAGCTAGTGTAGCTAGCAATAGTGATATGTTGACACGATTGAGCAAGACCGAAGCTGAAGTATTAGCTATGGCTTTTGACAATAGTAGTGTTGAGTCAATGTTAGCTAGTTTTGCACAATTAGCACCTGCTTCGGAAACTTTAGGTGGTTAAGATAGTTGTGTCCTAAGCCATATAGTTATAAATAGTGTGATAAATACGCTATGATAAAGGTAAATATATGACGATTGTGATAGGACCAGGTTGGACAATAGGTAGTGGGATATCAATAGTTCAGCCACCTCCCACTGCCACTGCAGGATGGTTTGGTGGAGGAAACGGACCGTCTTCACGGATAGATAGGCTAACATATGCGACAGATACTGCTACTGCAAGTGTACGTGGCCCACTAAATTCAGCTACTACTCAACTAGCCGGTACTGGAAATCTCGACTACGGTTGGTTTGGTGGTGGAGATCCTGGACCTAAATCAACTGTACAACGCATTACGTATGCCACAGATACCGATACAGCTAGTGTACGTGGACCATTAAGTTTAGCCAGACGCCTTTTAGCCGCTGCCGGCAATGATACTGATGCATGGTTTGGTGGTGGTGTTGGTCCATTATCAAGGATAGATAGAATAACATATGCAACAGATACTGCTACCGCAAGTGTACGTGGTCCATTGAATACTGCACAAGCACGAATGGCAGCAACAGGTAATACAACCGATGCCTGGTTTAGTGGTGGCGATCCCGGGCCGGTGTCATCAGTACAGAGAATAACATATGCAACTGATACCGCAACTGCAAGTGTACGTGGTCCATTAAGTTTAGCCAGATATGGTTTATCCGCTGCCGGCAATACAACTGATGGATGGTTTGGTGGTGGGTATGATCCGAGTGTCGGGTTTAGTTCAACAGTTGATAGAATAACATATGCAACAGATACAGCAACAGCTAGTGTGCGTGGTCCACTATCATCAGCTAAACGATATTTGGCTGCATCCGGAAATAATACTGATGGATGGTTTGGTGGCGGATATAGTTCTAGTTTTCAAGTATTGTCAACTACAGATAGAATAACATATGCAACAGATACAGCAACAGCTAGTGTGCGTGGTCCACTAAGTTTAGCTAGACAGGCTTTGGCATCATCATCAGGTATACAATAATAGAAAGAATAATATATGTCAGTAACATTTAGTGGTGGAATAACATTTACAGGTGGAGGGTTTAGTTTCAGTGCCGCGCCACCTTCAGAGCCTACTGCAGCTTGGTTTGGAGGTTCACGTCCCGCAGGTGGAGTGAATCAACGTATAGTTTTTGCAACAGATACTGCAACAGCCTCTAATAGAGGTACAAACGCCGTTCGTGGATCAGGAGGTGTAGCAACACTTGCTAACGGTTGGTGGGGCGGTGGTTATGATAATGGTTCTAATGTAAAGCGAGTCACATATGCAACTGACACTGATGCTTCTACAACTAGAGGTCCATTAACTGTTGGTAGAAACACTTTGGCTGGAGTATCCGATTCATCTACGTATGGTTGGTTTGGAGGAGGTCTTTCTGCTACTGTACCCTTTGTATATTATACAACAGTAGACCGTATTATATATGCAACAGATACAGCAACTGCCACTGCAAGGGGACCATTAAGTTTAGGTAGGTACGGACTAGGATCAACTTCTACTACTAGCTATGGATGGTTTGCAGGAGGAAGTGCACCTGGCTCTCCGGCACTTTCTAGGGTAGATCGTATAGAATATGCAACTGATACTGCAACAGCTAGTGTTAGAGGTCCATTGAGTATTTCTACCTCAGAAACAAGTGGCAGTGGAAATAGTACATATGGTTGGTTTGCGGGTGGAAATAATCCAGGTGGTTCCCCTATGTCAAATGTGATGCGTATTGAATATGCAACCGATACAGCAACTGGAACCACTAGAGGACCATTAAATGCGGCAAGACGTGCAGCAGGACAGGCAGGAGATAGTAATTACGGATGGATAGCAGGCGGGGGACCTGACACTAGTGTTGTTTTACGAATTACATATGCAACTGATACTGATGTTGCTAGTGTAAGAGGACCATTGACCGCCGCCGGGGATACGTTTGTGACTGCAAATGCAGGTCAATATTAAAAGAATAAAGGTTAAAAAATGTCAATAACGATAACAGGTGGCATAACAGTAGATGGTAGCGGATGGACTGTAGTCTCGGCACCCCCGCCCACGGGTCAACAATCATTCACTACACCCGGTACTACCTCGTTTGTAGTACCTGCAGATGTTACTACTGTTTGTGCAGTATGCGTCGGTGCCGGTGCACCGCGATCATCCGGTGGAAGTGGAGGTGGACTACGATATATTAATAATCTACCAGTTACACCAGGAGAAACATTAACAGTAGTAGTCGGTGAAGCATTTAAATTATTAAACGGTGGTGACTACGCAACAGATAGTTCAATTAGTAGAAGCAGTAATATTCTTGTATACGGTGGCGCAGGCGGGTTTCAAGGTGGTACCGGATCTGCATTTGGTGCTGGCCCTTACGGTGGTACCGTTGGTGGCGGCAATGGTGGTAATAGTAGTAATGGTTCTCAAAACGGAGGTGGCGGAGCCGGTGGCTATTCAGGTAATGGTGGCACCGGCGGTAATCCAGATTCCCGTAACGGTGGTTCAGGAAGTGGTGGTGGCGGTGGAGGTGGCGGTGCTAGTTACATATATTCTAACCCACCTTGGTATTTCAATAATGGTTCAGGTGGCGGCGGAGTAGGTATTTACGGAGAAGGTCCGAGTGGGGGAGGTGGCGCCGGCGGCTATTCTCCAACTGCTGGAAGTGGCGGCTCAAGTGGCGGAAACGGGACTAACAGCGCATATGGTACTGGCGGTGACGGTGGATTATACGGCGGTGGGAGTGGCGGTGGCGGACTAAATGCACAGCAAAATGCCTACACTAATGGTGACGGTGGTGACGGAGCTGTACGTATAATATGGGGACCAAATCGTGCCTACCCATCAACCAATACTGGTGATTTATAATAAAGGTTAAAGAATGTCAATAACAATAACAGGTGGATTTACAGCAGCCGGCGGTGGCTTCACTCTAGTTCCACCACCATCAACACCCGATGCAGGATGGTTTGGCGGCGGATCTACAGGGAGTATCGCATCATTAGTAAGTCGCATAACATATGCAACAGATACTGATACTTCAACTAATAGAGGGCCATTAAGTTTAGCTAGAAAAAGTTTAGGTGCAACTGGTGATCTTACTTACGGATGGTTTGCAGGCGGAGAAGTTACTGGCCCAACAGTACAATCATTAGTAGATCGCATAACATACGCAACTGATACTGCTACAGCAAGTGTACGTGGTCCACTAAGTGCGGCAAAAAAATATTTAGCTGGTACTGGAAATACAACTAATGCTTGGTTTGGTGGTGGGCGTACACCTGCAGGTGTTTATTTTTCAACAGTAGATCGCATAACATACACAACTGATACTGCTACAGCAAGTGTACGTGGTCCATTAAGTTTAGCCAGAAGTGCCTTGGCCGCAACAGGTAATGCAACTGATGGATGGTGGGCAGGCGGTTATGCATCTAGCCCTGCCCCCGGAACATTCCGTTCTACCATAGACAGGGTAACCTTTGCAACTGATACTGCAACTGCAAGTGTTCGTGGTCCATTAACTAATTCAAATTTTCGTCTAGCCGCAACAGGTACACCCACAGATGGATGGTTTGGCGGTGGTTATAGTGGTTCTACAGTACAACGAGTTATATTTGCAACTGATACCGCAACAGCAAGTGTTCGTGGTCCATTAAGTTCAGGTAGAACATATTTGGCTGCATCAACTGATAGTACAACATATGGTTGGTTTGGCAGCGGCTCATTTACTTCTAGGGTAGACCGCATAACATATGCAACTGATACAGCAACTGCAAGTATTCGCGGCCCGTTAAGTTCAGCAAGAAGTTATTTGGCCGCAAGTTCAGGTATCCAATAATATTGGTAACTAAATCATTCTATGTTACAATAGATAGATGATTAAGTTAACAGTACCATTACCCAAACAAGTTACAGTAGCATTCAGTGGCGGTGTTGACTCTTGTGCTGTTGTTGACTTTTTAAGTCGTAAACATGACGTATCTTGTGCATACTTCCATCATGGTACTGAACACAGTAATAAAGCATTAGATTTTGTATCTAAATTTTGTGAAGATAGAAATCTTCCATTATTTTTAGGTGTGCTAAATCGTGACAAACCCAAATCAATGAGCCAAGAAGAATTCTGGAGAGAAGAACGCTATCAATATTTTGCTAAACATGGACCAATCATTACCTGTCATCATTTGGATGATTGTGTTGAAACATATATTTGGTCAAGTTTACACGGCACACCCAAAGTTATTCCACTAACAAGAAACAATGTACTACGCCCATTCTTAACCACACGAAAAGAAGATTTTATATATTGGTGTGAAAGTCATAATATTGAATGGTGTGAGGATAAATCTAATAAGAATAACAGATATACCCGTAATTACATCCGTAATGAATTAATGCCTCACGTATTGAAAGTCAATCCGGGTATTTATACTTTGGTCAAGAAGATTGTAGAAGGTAAGAAAAACACTTGACTTATCTACACAACTCAAGTATACTAACTAATTATTTAAGGAGAAACTATGTCAGATTATAACAGAACCTTTAACGGTGAAGCAAAGATTAAACTAACACAATTAATTAATGAAGGGATGCACGTCCTACATGAAATTGATACATTGAATGGTGGATTAAACGACACTATTAAAGCTGTAGCAGAAGAACTTGAAATCAAAGCTAGTACATTAAAGAAAGCAATTAAAATTGCACACAAAGCAAGTTTAGGTCAGACTAACAAAGACCACGATGAACTCAACACTATCCTAGAAACTGTAGGGAAAACACTTTGAGTTATGTGGATGCTATTCACAGTAGGGATGAAGACCGTATCTACGTTGTAGAAAGAGACAAGGACGGCAAGCGTCAATACAAAGAATACCCTACTAATTACGTATTGTATTATCCTGATCCTAGGGGTAAACAACGTAGTATATACGGCGATCCAGTCAGTCGTTTCAGTACTCGCAAACGACAAGAGTTTGAAAAAGAAAAACGTATCCATTCAAATAAAAAATTATTTGAAAGTGATATACCAGTTGTCTTTCGCTGTTTAAGTGAAAACTATCTTGGTATTGATGCACCTAAACTTCATACTTGTTTCTTTGACATTGAAGTAGACTTTGATCCTGTAAAAGGATTCAGCCCTACTAATGATCCATTCAATCCTGTTACAGCTATTAGTTGTTACTTAGATTGGCTAGATCAATGTATTACATTAGTGATTGCTCCGAAACATATGAGCAGTGAAACAGCCCAAGAAATCACTAATGAGTTTGAGAATACAATGCTATTCACAAATGAGAAAGAAATGTTTGATGTTTTCTTTCAACTCATTGAAGATGCTGATGTACTAACTGGCTGGAACTCAGAAGGCTATGATATACCCTATATGGTCAATCGTGTTACTAGAGTAATGAGTAAGGATGACACACGCAAGTTCTGCTTGATGGGTCAACTTCCTAAAGCTAGAGAATACGAACGATTCGGTAAAAGTGAAACAACTTATGACTTAGTAGGTCGTATTCACTTGGACTATTTACAGTTGTACAAAAAATATAACTATGAATCACGCCACAGTTATAAACTTGATTCTATCGGTGAGATGGAAGTGGGTGAAAACAAAACACAATATGAAGGTACTCTTGACCAACTGTATAACAAAGACTTTAAAAAATTCATTGAATACAACAGACAAGATACTATGTTGTTAGTGAAGATTCACAACAAACTTAAGTTTTTAGAATTAGCTAATCAACTTGCACACGAGAATACTGTACTGCTTCCAACAGTTATGGGTTCAGTAGCAATGATTGAGATGGCAATTTTTAATGAAGCACACGAACGTGGCTTAGTAGTACCAGATAAAAAACGAAAGGTTGAAAATGAAGAAGATGTCCAGCAGGCAGCAGGTGCCTTTGTTGCTACGCCGAAAAGAGGAATGCACGAGTGGGTCGGTGCAGTTGATATCAACTCACTCTATCCCTCGGTTATTCGTGCCCTCAACATGGCAGGAGAAACCATCGTTGCTCAGGTCAGACAAACAATCACAGACCAATATATGCACGACAAAGGTGTACGATTAGCAAGTGAAAAGAAACGTCACAAAGAAGGTGATGATGCAGTTACAGGGTCTATTCTCTGGGAAAATCTATTTGGTGCATTAGAGTACACAGCGATTATGAACCAAGAACGTGGAACTATTCTTACTGTTGACTACGAAGATGGTCGTAGTGTAGAAATGTCGGCAGCTGAAATATGGAAGATGATCTTTGATAGTCATAAGCCCTGGATGTTAAGTGCTAATGGTACAATCTTTACTTATGAAAAAGAAGGTGTTGTACCCGGTCTACTAAGTCGTTGGTACTCAGATCGTAAAGAGATGCAGAAAAAACTTAAAGAAGCAACTACTACGGAGGATAGAGAGTACTGGGACAAACGACAACTTGTTCGTAAGATTTTACTCAACTCAGCATACGGTGCACTATTGAATGAACATTGTCGTTTCTATGATAAACGTATTGGTCAATCAGTTACATTATCTGGTCGTCAGATCGTTAAGCATATGATGAGTACTATCAATGAAACTGTAGAAGGTATCTATTCACACGAAGGTAATGCTATTGTGTATGGTGATACTGACAGTTGTTACTTCACAGCTTATCCAACATTAAAGCCTCAGATTGATTCTGGTGCATTAGAGTGGAATAAAGAAACTTGTATTGGATTGTATGATGGTATAGCTGACCAAGCAAATGAATCGTTCCCTGCATTTATGGAGAAAGCTTTTCATGCACCACGTAAGAATGGTGCTATCATTAAAGCTGGACGTGAATTGATTGGTGATCGTGCTATCTTTATTGTTAAGAAGCGTTATGCTATTAATATCTTTGACAAAGAAGGTAAACGTAAAGACAAAGACGGTGCATTGGGTGATATCAAAGCTATGGGTCTTGATTTGAAACGTGCTGATACTCCTAAGTATGTACAAGAATTCTTAATGAATGTACTACAGATGGTTCTACAACAAGGTAAAGGCCGTACAGAAGTTATTGAAGCTGTAAAAGATTTTAAACGCATATTAACAGCACAGGATAGTTGGACTAAAGGTTCACCTAAAGGTGTAAACAAACTTACGATGTATGGTGACTTAGAAGCAAAAAGTAGTACAGGTCGTGCTAATATGCCCGGTCACGTTAGAGCGGCATTGAATTATAATTACCTACGTAGAGTAAACGGAGACAATTATAGTCAAAAGATTATTGACGGTATGAAGGTTGTAGTCTGTAAACTAAAACCTAATCCATTAGGGTTTACTAGTGTAGCATATCCAGTAGATGAATTACGTTTGCCCAAATGGTTTACTGAGTTACCATTTGATGATTCAGCAATGGAACAAACGTTAGTAGATGAAAAGATTGATAACTTATTGGGTGTATTAGATTGGGATATTCGTAGTAATACAGATACCAACAGTACATTCAATGATTTATTCAGTTTCGGTTAAATTGGTGTTGCTATTCGTAATATATTCCATTATAATACGTATTACAACTACCTAAATAGTTAAAACAAAGGAAAAACATGAAAGATAATTTACAAGATTTAATTCAACACACACATGGCTTAGGCTGTATTGATTTGATTAAAGTTAGTGGAACTGACACAGAGACAACTGTAAACGCAGTAGCAGAAGATAAATCTGTTATCGTTAGTGGTGTTCTTAAACATCCTAGCGTAGAGTTTATCGGAACGTTTGGTATGCCTAACTTAGGTAAACTTAAAACAATTCTAAGCTTTGATGACTATGATGAACATGCTAAAATCAATGTTACACGTGTTAACAAAGACGGTGCAAGTGTACCAGAATACATTCACTTTGAAACAAAAGCAGGTGATTTCGTTAACGACTATCGTTTGATGAGTAAAGCTATTGCTGATGAAAAAGTTAAGAATGTAATGTTCAAAGGCACTACATGGAATGTAGAGTTTGAACCAAGTATTGCTGGCATTCAACGATTGAAACGTCAAGCAAGTGCCAATAGTGAAGAAAAGAACTTTACTACTAAAACAGAAAATGGTAACTTAATGGTTTACTTTGGTGATCCGTCAACTCACTCAGGTAACTTTGTGTTTCATCCGGGTGTCACTGGTTCATTGAACAAAGCATGGATGTGGCCTGTTAAAGAATTCTTAAGCATTATGGATCTACCCGGTGATAAGATTATTCGCATTAGTGATGCTGGCGCTACAGAGATTGTTGTTGACAGTGGTTTAGCAGTTTATCGTTACTTACTCCCAGCACAAGCAAAATAATGGAACAAGATAATCTATCAGCAAAACAAAACCCTGATTGGGCATTGTTCTTACCTGCAGTTAGTAGTTTTTATATCTCTGGCTTGGGTAAGCAACGTAAAGGTGAACAATACTTTGACCCTGCACGTATCCCTGCTCAATTCAACGGTGATGTAGAGAAACTAAACTTTTTAAATAGTAGTGAAGGTCTATATTATTATAAATGGGGTTTGTACAGTGCAGGTCATGCTAACTTAGATACAACTGTAAACGATCCTAGCGAAAGTATCATTAGAGAACGTGAAGCTGGTACATTTATGTTGGGTGACTCTGGTGGATTTCAGATTTTAAAAGGTCAATGGCCGGCTGATTGGAAAGACCCTAATTGCCCTAAGGCTATGATTAAGCGTAAAGCTGTATTGAACTGGATGGATACATACATGGACTATGGTATGGTACTTGATATTCCTTCACAATCAATAACTACCTTTAATATGAAGGATAAGAACGGTAATAGTCTTCATGGTATTAGTACTATTCAGGAAGCAATTACTGCTACTCATATTAACAACGAATACTTCATTAACAATCGTTCGGGTAAATGTAAGTTCCTAAATGTATTGCAAGGTCGTACACATACACAGTCAGATGATTGGTATGCTGAAATGAAGAAGTATTGTGACCCAAATATCTATCCAGACACTCATTTTAATGGTTGGGCATTTGGTGGTCAAAACAAGATTGATGTACACTTGATGCTAACTAGAATGGTTGATATTATCCATGATGGTTTATTAGTAGAAGGTAAACATGATTTAATTCACTGTTTGGGTACAAGTATATTAGAGTATGCAGTATTGTTTACTGATATACAACGTGCTATTCGTAAGTATCATAACCCAAAATTACAGATTACGTTTGACTGTGCAAGCCCATTCTATAGTGCGGCTAAGGGTTTAGCATATTTCAATACTAATATTGAGCATAATAAGAAATGGTCATACAGTATGGAAAAGACTGCTGAAAAGAAAGAATATGCAAGTGATACTAGAAAATATCGTGATGCTGTATTAGCTGAAGGTATCCATAAACTATTTACAGATAGTCCAGTAACTGATAAACTACTGCTTAAGGATATGTGCTATCGTGGTCATGGTTTCTTGGGACAGCATAACAAAGAAACAAAAACAAGTTGGGATACATTGAGTTATACATTGATTCAAAGTCATAATGTTTGGATGCATATGAATGCTGTACAAGAGGCTAATCGTCAATATGAGCAAGGTGTTGTTCCCAAGATGTTAATGAATGAACAGTTTGAACGTGTTTTGTTCAAAGATGTTATTGATGAAATCTTTAGTAAAAAAACTAAACAGGAAGCAATTGATTTGATTGATCAAAACAGTAGATTGTGGATGCAGTTTCAATCAGGTAGTCAGGGTATTAGTGGTAAACGAACTGTTAATGCATTAAGTAAGTTTGAAGAATTATTTGAAGTTCAAAATGAACCAGAGTTTGAAGAGGTAATAGAGGATAGCGATGATGCTATGAATGAAATACTAGGAGAGTAATATGCCATATAAAAATCGTATTAAAACTTTAGAAGAATCATATAGATTAGTTGAGAATCAACTTTTTCAATTAGAAAAATCAGGTAGTACTGATACTGAAAAAATTCAAAAATTGAAAGATGTTAAGGATAAGTATTTTAATGAATTGCGTTTATTGAATAGGGCGCAATGGGATCATGACCATGAAAGGGTAGATTTAGATGATGACCGTTAATCCATCACTTACAATGAAATCAACAATATCTTCTGAAACTCAGGAGTCTGTTATCACCTTTACTGGCGGAACAAGTGAGATGTTACGTGTAGCAAAAGACGGGTTTTATATACGTGGAATTAGGGTAAATCAGGATGACAAAGAAGCTGAATTAGTGTATAATACATTTCATCAGTGGTTAACATGGGCAACATTAAATAGGGACTATAAATGATAGAACAACATGAACAAGCAATGGCAGAGAAACGTTCTCGTATTAAAAATAATGCATTACGTACAATCTTTGTACGTTTTCAAAAAGAAGGTATTCATAAATACCCAGCGGCAGCAACAGACCCAGCACTTGCAACAGGTGATGAGTATGATGTTAGCTTTTTAGCTACTCCACATAGACACATCTTTCATTTTGAAGTGTCTATTGAAGTATTTCACAACGACCGTGATATTGAGTTTATTCAGTTTAAAAGATGGTTAGAGAATCAATATTCTCAAGGCATTCTAGAATTGAATTACAAAAGTTGTGAAATGATTAGTGATGATCTTTATGAGATTATCGCAACTCGGTATCCAGATCGTAATATCGCTATTCAAGTATCAGAAGATAATGAGAATGGTGCTACGATTGTCTATAACACAAATAAACCTTATCAACAACTCGCTATTTAAAGGAATATAAAATGGCAAAACAACAACAATCTAACCCACGTGTTCAACAAATCTTTGAGGACCTAGAAAACTATCTAATGTTCTGTCAGGATTATGGATACAAGTTTGATGAATCAACACTATATGATATGCGTAGCTTTGCATATCGCCAATTTACTAAAGCAGTAACTGGCAAGTGGGCTAAAGATCAGTGGCAGGAAGATGCACGTCCATGAGAAAACTGTTTTACATGGGTCTTGAACCCTATAAAGCACGATACACTCTACAACTGCAAGAGTGGAATGAATCTGTGTTCAAACGTAGAGGCATTAACTATGTTATTGTACCGGGTGAAACTCTCAGTAATGACCAAGCTATTGTGACAGGACAAGTACTAGATGCACATGGTCGTACATACTTCGGTATGAGTCAACTTATGAATCTAGTTAAAATGATGAAGCAAGGCGAGTGTAGTGATGAAGATATTATCTATTTTGAAGATATGTTTCAACCAGGCATTGAGAGTTTGCCTTACATTCTTAAGCAAGTTCCTGCTAATCTCCGTCCTCGTATATTTGTCCGTTGTCTTGCTCAGTCAATTGATCCGGATGATTTCGTACATGTATGGGGAATGAGTGAATTCATGGGTCACTATGAAAAAATGGTTGATAGTTTTGTTGATGGCGTATTAGCTACCAATGAAGAAATGATTATGCATATGAAAATTGCAGGATGGAAGGCACCATTATATAACATTAGTGGTCTTGCATTTGGTAAACATGAAGTTCGTAGTCGTATCAGTGGACCTCTCAAACCTTTCAATCAACGTAAAATGCGTGTAGCATTTAGCGCAAGATGGGATCAAGAAAAGCAACCAGACTTCTATATGGATTTGATTGAAGCATTCCACGCTAGATCAAATAATAACATTGAATTCTGTGTATTCAGTGGTAGTAAACTAAAAAGCAATAACGAAAGTTATATGGAACGCACTCGTAAACTACAAAGCGAGGGTAAGCTTGTTATCTATGAAGACTTGGAAAAGAACGATTATTATGAACTACTAAACGATACTAGAGTATTGTTTAATTGTGCTTTGCAAGACTGGGTAAGCAATACAGTTAGTGAAGCAGATACATTGGGTTGTAACGTACTATATCCAGCATATCGTAGTTTTCCAGAAACTTTTGCTAATGATAATACCCGATTATATATCCCCTGGAGTATTGATGATGCTATGTCTAAGTTACAGAACTTGTTGGTAGCACCACATAACTTTCAAGGTCGTATTAGTGATTATAATGATGGAACTATTGACCGTATCTGTGATATCATGGAAGGCAACGGAGAACAATATTTACGCATGAGTAGTGACTATCGTAAATACACAAGAGAAACAAAATACTCATAACATAAAGGAAATAAAATGAGCGCACAAAATGATATTGAAACTAGTTTGGCAGCATATAATGCCGAGAATGATAAGTTTAACAAAGGTAATGCATCCGCAGGTACACGTGCCCGTAAAGCATTAGCAGAACTAGCGAAAGCAGTTAAGGCTCGCCGTAATGAAATTACAGCAGAAAAAGCCGCACGTGCAGAAGCAAAAGCTAAGGCTTAATCATGGCAACCCGCAAGAAGAAATCTGAAAACGTTCCTTCTGGGGAGTGGCCTATAATCAATCAGGGTACTCATCTTACTGTGAAAACATTTGAAGATGGGCATACTGAATTGATTTGGGATTGGGATGCATTAGTTAACGAGGTTCGTGAAGCTTGTCGTAGTGCAGAACTTGCTAACATGAAGCCTGCAGTTAGGGCTAAATCAAAAAAATCAGTTGCTAAATCAAAGTGATAAATACTTGTGTTACATAAAGGTAACACAATATCAAAACAAAACCATCACAAAGGAAGGTTATCTATGAGTTATAATAAAACAAAAACAGATCCAGAGTTGGGCCAACAAGTACATGAACACTTAGTTAAAATGGGTGTTGAAACACCTACATTGCCTAATAAGCTAGATAGAAAAGATAAAATTGATAGAATTGAAGAACACTTCACTGCTATTATGCAATATCTTGGTTTAGATTTAACAGATGATAGTTTAATTGAAACACCCAAGCGTGTTGCTAAGATGTATGTAAATGAAATCTTTTGGGGGCTTGACTATGAAGCATTCCCTAAATGTACAACAGTTGACAACAAGATGCAATACAACGAAATGGTTGTAGAGCGTAATGTTAATGTTCAATCTAACTGCGAACATCATTTTGTAGTCATTGACGGATTGGCTACTGTAGCTTATGTCCCTAAACAAAAAGTATTAGGTCTTAGTAAGATCAACCGTATCGTAGAATATTTCAGTAAACGTCCGCAAATTCAGGAAAGATTAACTGAACAAATATTTCACACCTTACAGTTCATCCTTGATACAGAAGATGTTGCAGTTATGATTGATGCACAGCATTATTGCGTTAAAAGTCGTGGTGTAGAAGATACAGGTAGTAGTACAGTTACTTGTCGTTTAGGTGGCGGATTCAAAACTGACCCAGCGGCACGAAGTGAGTTTTTACAAATTGCTAATAAAGGTTGCAAATGAAATTTAAATTAGGTGATATGGTTAAGAAAGTGTCAGGTTCACAATGGCACGGTAAAGTAGTAGGTACATACTCAACAGAGTTAACTCCCGAAGGTTATGCAGTTGAAAGTTCTACTGAGAAGGGCTCTGTGCAAATATATCCTGCAAAAGCTCTTGAATTATGGGAGACCGTATAATGGGATTTCGTAAACCAATGGATTACAATAGTGTTCATCATCAAATCTATATTGCAGGTGTAGAATTACATAGCAAGTATAATGATGGATTCAATCAGTTTGAAATTAAAAAAGATTTACATCGTATCAAGTGGCTACTTGATGAGATTATAGCTGATAGTCCTACATTTGCAGGTGAGGAAGAATTCTTAAAAGAACACGACCAAACTAAGATGTGGAGAACATTGTCCAAATGATTTTTAATCATATTAAAAAACTCAAACAAGAAGGTAAGAAAATTGGTATTACCTTTAGCACATTTGACATGCTTCATGCAGGTCATATCGCTATGTTAAGCGAAGCAAAGAATCATTGTGATTATTTGATTTGTGGTTTACAAACTGATCCAACTATTGATAGACCAGATACTAAGAATAAACCTATTCAAAGTATTGTAGAACGACAAATTCAACTTAGTGCTTGCCGCTATGTTGATGAAGTTGTTGTATATCAAACTGAAAATGACCTAAGAGACTTGTTGCTAATTCTTCCCGTAGATGTACGCATTTTGGGTGTTGAATATCAGGATAAAGACTTCTCGGGTAAAGAAGAATGTTTTTATAGAAACATTGAAATAGTTTTCAATGGTCGTGACCATAGTTTCAGTAGTTCAAGTTTAAGAAAACGGGTAGCGGATGCCCAAATTATAAATACACTTAATAAATAATATGACTCAAAGAATTTTAATCATGGGCTTACCAGGAGCCGGCAAAACATATCTGGCACAACACATTAATGACCATTTACAATCTGAAAAGAAAAAAGTAGGATGGCTCAACGCTGACGATGTTCGTAAGAAATATAACGACTGGGACTTTAGTACAGAAGGTCGTATTCGTCAAAGCCATCGTATGCGTGAATTAGCAGATAGTATGACAGACATGGATTATGTCATCTGTGATTTTGTTGCTCCGTTAGTTGAAATGCGTAATAACTTCAAAGCAGATTGGACTGTTTGGGTTGATACTATTGACAAAGGTCGCTATGAAGATACTAATAAAGCATTTATTCCTCCTGAACAATATGATTTCCGTATTACCGAACAAAATGCAGAAAAATGGAGTGAATTCATTTTTGCTCATTTATATGACAACCGTCGTAGACCAGTATTTGATTGGCAAAAAGAAACAGTACAAATGTTAGGTCGTTGGCAACCATGGCATGCAGGTCATCGTAAATTGTTTGAACGTGCTATTGCTAAGACAGGACAAGTAGTTATTCAAATTAGAGACTGTCAAGGATGGCAAGGAAGTAATCCATTTGCTATTGAACAAGTAAAAAGTTTTATCAAACGTGATTTAGATATGTTATATCAAGGTCAGTACGAGATTCAAATTGTTCCAAATATTGTAAATATTACATATGGTCGTGATGTTGGGTATAAGATTGAACAAGAAACGTTTGATGATGCTACTCATTCTATTAGTGCTACAAAGATCCGTAAGGAACTAGGTCTTGAGTGATACCAATAAACGTAGTTTAGTAAAGACTATCAGTTGGAGAATAACTGGTAGTTTTAGCACGTTTATGATATCCTATTTGATTTCAGGTAATTTCGTCATTGCAAGTTCAATTGCAACGATTCAAATTATTGCCAATACCATATTATACTTTGTACACGAACGAATTTGGAATAAAGTATCTTGGGGAATAAAACGGTAAATAATATAACCGGTCTCTTTGGGCTCATCCCGGTATACAAATTCTGCGTCCTATGCTATAATATAACATAGGAGAAACAAATGGCAAACAAAAAATTCTTTTCAACAAAAACATACAGACAAATAGGTCCTGTCGCATATCGTCAATGGCGTGCAGACAGTCATTGTAATTTAATTCATGGCTATGCCATGAGTTTTCACTTTGAGTTTGAAGCTGATACACTAGACGCACGTAACTGGGTAACTGACTTCGGTGGACTACGACCACTCAAAGATAAACTAGAAGAATGGTTTGACCATACACTATTAGTCGCACAAGATGACCCAATGCGTGAACATCTATTAGAACTAGGTCGTTTGAAACTAGCAAAGATTACAGAAGTAGAACGCACTGGATGTGAAGGTATTGCTGACTTCTTGTATGAATATGTGAATACAATCTTTTTACCCAACTGTGGTAGTGAAGAAGCAAAGCGTGTTTGGTGCTGTAGAGTAGAGGTTCGTGAGACTGATAGTAATATGGCAGGCCGCGGTGGTCACAGAGAAGATAGAGAGTTTGAATAATGTTAGAAACTATTTGCGATACATTAGTTGAAGCATATAGACGCAATTGGATTACTAGTCGTGATGGCAATGTAAGTATTCGTCATCACGACCGTGATCACTTTTATATCACTCCTAGTGGCGTCCGTAAGCAGACACTACAGCCTGATCAATTTAAAAAGATCAGTATCCGTGGTCTATTATGGCAAGAAGAACACTATTCAGATATCAGTGCTAAACTAAAACCCAGTGGAGAGATTCCTCTGCACTTTGGATTACAACGAGCAATGGGTCAGCATAGTAATGATGTACGTGTAGTAGTTCACTTACATCCTACTTATTGCATTGCTGCCATGCATGCCGGTATTGATTTAAGTACCATTAGCGATGCGTTCCCAGAACTCAATCGTTACACTAAGGTAGCACCTAATGTAGGAGACGTGGCACCTATCAGTCAAGAACTAGCAGATCGTTGTCACGAAAATCTCAAGTTAGATGATTATGGTAATATTGCTTATGACATTGTAGGAATTAAAGGTCACGGTGTAGTTGCTATTGACACTAGCCCATGGCGTGCATTTGAACACATTGAACGATTAGAACACATTTGTCAAATCGTGTTAGCATCAGGAAAATATTAAATGAGTTATATTGTAGGATCGTTGCCACCAATCAAATGTTTTGTTAAACGAGAGTTTCTCTATAACTTTGAAAAAGGTCACGGCGAATTAGAACCTGCTATATGGGTCAGTCTTAAAGCACTGCGTGGACAAGTGTTTCGTATAGAATCATTATTGCCCAATTATGGGGCACTCTATGACAAGTTGCCTATTCATGCTTATGTATGGAAAGAAGATCATACTGGCAACTTACCTATAGATATACTACAGCTTTGGGACTGTATGGGGTACCGTTTTACTATCATTGAAAAAATAGGCTTGCGTAATCTAGGTGTTAAGTTTTTAGGTAAAGATAAAGAATGGCATTATGGTAACTATTTGTTTACAGTAGATTTTTGTGCTGACGGCATGGATGTAGATACCGGCTTTACTGAAGTTGCTGAAGAACACAAATCGTTTAATTTTATTAAGTTAGAAAATGGACAATTTGCTTGTCAGCCTAACAATCGTTGCTTGTGGTATGACCAAAGTTTAATTCCTAGTGAAACTAAATTTCCTGATTTTCAAGCGGCTCAAAATCTATGGACAGTAGATGGTACACGCAAATGGACTGCAGGTGATGATTGGTTCTATAACATTGAGGAAAAAAATGAATAGTTTAGAGAAAATTTGGGCTAGAGCAACCGGTCATTTAATGGGTAATACAGATGATGACAGACCTGATGTACCTATTCTTACATTGGGTGAAGCAAGAATTGCATTGTTCCTAAAAACTTTCTGGGTGATCTTACATGTGATAACATGTTGTTTTATTATAGCAAACACAATACATAATTGGTAAAATATGAGTAACATAAAAATTTCAGAACTATTCTATAGTATTCAGGGTGAGGGCCGTTATATGGGAGTTCCCTCCGTGTTCTTACGAACATTCGGTTGTAACTTTAAATGTGCGGGCTTTGGCATGCCTAAAGGTCAAGTAAGTAAAGAAGTAGAAGATATTGCGTCAAGGGTTCATTATTATGATGATTATAAAAAATTGCCTTTAGTCAGTACAGGTTGTGACAGTTATGCTTCATGGGATCCTAGGTTCAAGCATCTTAGTCCTGTTCGCCCCACTGATGATATTGTTGATGACATCATGGCTATGCTCCCTCACAATCGTTGGATGGATGAACATCTTGTAATTACAGGTGGAGAACCTTTACTTGGCTGGCAAAGAGCATATCCTGACTTACTTTCAAATGAAAAAATGAGAGCATTGAAAGAGATTACGTTTGAAACTAACGGAACACAAGAACTTAGTCAAGACCTATCAATCTATCTACAACAATGGAAGATTAACAGAGAAAAGAATGCATTAACATTTAGTGTTAGTCCTAAATTAAGCATCAGTGGTGAGAAGTGGGAAGAGGCAATTTGTCCTAGTGTTATTCGTCAATATGAAACAGTTGGCTTTGTTTATTTGAAGTTTGTTATCGCTACTAAAGATGATGCATTAGAAGCTGATAAAGCTGTACAAGAATTTCGTAATGGTGGATTTAGAGGTCCTGTATACTTTATGCCATGCGGTGGTGTAGAATCTGTATACAGCATGAATGCTAAGAATGTTGCTATTGAAGCAATGAATCGTGGTTACCGTTATAGTGACAGACTTCAAGTCCCGTTGTTCAAAAACGAATGGGGAACTTAATGCCACAAACACAGGCATACGATCATTTCTATGAAAGAATGATCGGCACCGAATACAAGTTTGCTTGGTTACCACATAGATGTGATATATCAGGTAAACGTATTTGGTTAGAATACGCTTATCGTATGACTAGAATCATTACTGGGCCCGGTGAATCTATTTTTGAGTATAGATGGCACGATAAGAATACCCATATTATGTGGAAACTAAAAAGGTAAATATATGTATGAATTAAGATATCTTGTCCGAAACGGTTGGGACGGACCAGAAAAAGTGTTACAATATAGAACACATATTGAAGTAACTGATTACAGTACAAAGACCGATGATGGGAAATACGTAGCAGTGAAAAAATGGACTGAATGGTGTGATGTACCTACTGTAAAAGATAAATGAGAACATACGATAAACGAATTGGCTTTTTAGTAAGCTATCAAACTCTTATCCCTCATGGTGGGATAGGGCAATTTACAAAAAGCTTTTGCGAGTTGATGGATCAACATAATATTAAAGTTGATATCATTACAGATAAAGAACCTAATGATAATGAGTTTGTTAAATCTATTCCCGCAAATATTATTGCACCATTAGAATCATTAAAGTATACCGATCATAGCAATATCTTTATGTATGGTGATACATTTTGCTATGAACGAATGGCTAACTTCCGTACTGCAATTGTAGAGGCGTTAGAACATAATCTATATGATGCTCTAATATGCAATACATATGAAACTGTACAAGTAGCAAGTACAATGGGTCTTGAGGATGTAATTCAAATCATTGCTTATACTCATTTAGAAAGTCAAATCTTTAAAGATACCAAGAATCCTTTCTTATATTCTACTAATGAAATGATGCGTAGACAGTTAGAAATGGATCAATTGTATGTAGGAACACAAAGTAAATTCAATCAACTTAATATCAGTGATACAGTGTGGCATCTTCCTATTCCTATAAGTGAACCTGCATTATTAGAAGAACATCACAAACAACGTGAAGGTATATTGTTTGTTGGTAGATGGGAAGAAGGTAAGAATCCTGAATTATTCTTAGAACTAATTGAACAAACAAAACTGCCTGCTAAGGTAATGACTAGCGCAAATGGTGCTAAGAAGTTTGAAGATAGATTAAAGAAGATTGGCGTACCATACGAAATTAAAGTAGGTATCATTGGTCAAGAGAAAGTTGACTTTATGACTAGTGCTAGAATTGCATTCAATCCTAGTATTGTTGAGAGTTATGGTATGGCATTCTATGAACAACATATACAAATGCCTACACTTGTATTAGAGAATCAGCGTTGGACTAATAACTTTAACAGCGATTATTTTTACACTTGTAACAAAAAGAACATGGCTGAAAAAGCAAAAGAGTTATATGACATTTTTGAAAAAGCTGAAAGATGGTATAATTTAGGGTCATTGCAACACGCACAAGAACAAGAAGCTACAGTTTTTAATAAATGGAATACATGCTTTAACACATTTGAAGCAAAAAAATCCAACACAAATACTGCAAAAATATGTAATGAAACTACAATTAAACATATTGATTTTATCAGTAGTTTAAACCGTAGTATTATTTGTATTGATGATGTACGTAGTGTATTAACAAATAAACACAAGTTCCGTGTTATATATACTGACAATGATACATATTTAACAAAAGATCCTAGCTACGAACCAATAGAAGAGGAAACAGGATTAAGCCTGTTTAGTTTTTAATGAAAAAGATTTTAATTACAGGTAGCTCAGGCTACATCGGCAGTCATCTATGCAAAATGCTTAAAAATGAATATGAAGTGCATGGCTTAGATATTGATGAACCACAAGCACCGTTGAATGAGTTTTATCGTTGTGATATTAATAGACAATTTGCCATACCCGGCGATATTGAATATGATGCGGTTATACATTTGGCAGCATTAGTTCGTGTGGGTGAAAGTGAACAGATTCCTATCAAATACTATATCACTAACTTGAATGGTACAATGAATGTAGTTAACAAGATAAAGACAAAGAATTTTATCTTTGCTAGTACAGGTGCTGCCCAAGATTGTGCTAGTGCGTATGGTATAAGTAAACGTGCCGCAGAAGATGTTGTTAGAGAATATTGCACACAACATAAACAACAAGATTATACTATTTTTAGATTCTATAATGTTGTGGGTAGTGATGGTTATGAACCCACTAACCCTGACGGACTAATGTACAATCTAATAAAAGCACGTGATACAGGTAAGTTTACTGTATTTGGTAATGATTATGATATATCACCTGACGGTACTTGTGTACGTGACTATGTGCATGTGAATGAGATATGTGATGCACTAAAACAAGCTATTGAAAAGCCTAGCAATAGTGTAGAATCATTGGGTCACGGTGTAGGTTATACAGTCAAAGAGATTGTAAGTCTGTTCCAGAAAGTTAATGATGTTGACTTTGATGTAGTATACGGTCCAAGAAGAAAGGGTGATATTGCTAGTTCAGTCCTAGAAGATGTATCACCCTATATGCGTAATCTTTATACTATGGAAGAGTTGTTAAAAATTTAATTATTACGTGCGATTGGAGGAACCTTATCATTTTTACCAGTACCATCCAAGTTATGATAATAACTCTTTGAGAGATCACCGTCAAACTTTATAGCTGATTGAACTCCTTTAGGATTACCACCTGTTACCCGTTTAAACACCTCTATTGCTTTTTCCTTAGTATGACCTTTAAAATTTTCATCACCGTCACCAATTGGCATTGGACCCCAGTCACCAATGTGCCATAAGTCAAACTTATTTGGATCATTAGCACGTGCTACTATTTGCATATTTTCAGGCTTATAGTAATTTTTAGAATTCAATGGTGGTTTAGCTAACTTACGTGAGAACTTTTCTCTGTTAGTAGGATCATCACGCATTGGAGTTAATTCAAGCCCACTATCATTAATTAACTTTAGTAGACCTTCTGGAACTTTCTTCATTAGTTCCTTGCGTATCTGTATACCTACAACATATGGTTTCTTAACAGGGATACCTATACCTCTTGGGTGATAGATACGTTCTTCTGTTTCTTGTTTATACATTGTATTACTAGCAGTAGGGCCAGTACCATCAGGCTGATTGTAGAATTGCATATAAGAGAATGGCATTACTTTGAAGCCAGCTTGACGTAATGCATTTCTATCTAACACAAGTTGAATACTACCACCACCATATGGGAATCTATAGTATTGATTTCTACTTGCACTAATGACTGGTATTTCCCAACCACCTTCTTCATCTGTATCAGAAAGATTAGGTTTTATAACACCTTTGCGTAGTATGTTCCAGATTTGATTAGGCTGTGACACACTATGATAAATGTAGTCACCACCAACTGCTTCTGTAATGAACTCATTTGCTCTCATTAGTGCTTCAATAACAATGTAGACAATACGTCTTGTCTATTAGCACTGATATCACCTTCACCGGGAGCAATGATAACATTCCATTTTTTGATGTTATTCTTCTCGGGAGTTGCCATCATCTCGTTGTAGCTAATAATAGATTCACGTTTTAGATTATACTGTTGTGCTAATCTATCTTTCAATTCTTCTAATGCTGCGGCATCACGTGGTTGCCATGCACCATCAGCAGTCTTATCTAACTTACCATCTTTATCTTTCTTCAATAAGTCATAGAATAACTTACTTGGAACGATACGACTATTTTTAGTTACATCTAGTTGCGGATCTTGTTGTTTAACTTGTTTCTCTTGGCTTGTGCTTGCACCTTCACTCCAGTTAACAATAAAGTTACTTGGCTTTTGACCCAATGCCGCATCTGCTATCTTTGTATAAGCATAGAACTTAACATCAGGGTGAGCGGCAGCTAATTTAAATGCCATGTCCATATATTCTGGGCTAAAGAAATCACCAGCATCATGCCAACGTATAGTTAGATTGTAACCACCTTTTTGTGCTGATTTTTCTTCTTTTGTGATTTCTGCACTTAGTTGATTGAAGAATCCATCTGGGTCATTTAATAAGAAAGTTAAGATTCTCCCATCGCTTAACCAAGGACCTTCAAACTGAACCTTACCACCCTTCATAGCAAAACAATCTACCTTACATGAACCAGCACCAGGACATGTATTAACTACAATTAGTTCGTTAGTACCTTCATCTAATGCAATACCAACCAATGCTGCGAAACCAATGTTATAGAATTGTTCTAGTTCACCATTGCTATGTTTCATCTTTTCATTTTGTTTAAGAAGTTTCTTTGGACGAACACCTAATGCTTCTTTAATTTGATCTGTATTGTAGCGTTTACCTTCTTCATTATAGTATTTTACTACACTTGAGCGATGTATGTAGGGTAGTTTATATTTGTCTGTTTTACCCTTTTCACGATTACGAATTCTATCTAAGTAGTCCTCTAGTTCTTGACCTTTTAGTTCACGTGTTTGAGCTGGTAGTTTAGTTGCTTCATCTAGTTCTTCGTCAGGTAAATCATCGGATTGGGCAAGAAATTGATCCATGCTCATAACTTTAATGCCACCTACAGCACCCGGTAATTTGGGTGTTGCACCCTCAAATAATTCTGTAAAGTTCATTTTTTAAGGTCCCTAATTTTTTGTTCGGCAATCATTACCAATTTTTCCATTTGTTCTACACTCTCGCAGTTCCATCTGCGTAGTGCTTTGTTGATTGGACTATCAGGATCTCGTTTAGTCTTGGCACTTGCATGTGCTTTCTTCATGCCACTCATTCTAGCACAGAATGATTTACGGCGATTGGCAGCTTTGCTACCCTTTTTCAACTTACTGGGTTTAGTAGTTACAGCAGTTTTTAGCTTACTACCCGGATTTTCTCTACGATAAGCACTAACAGCCTTTTTACTCATACCATCAGTCTTGTCTTTTTTATTGACCTTTTGCCAATCTTCTGCCATACTTTCGGTTTTTAGAGACTCAGGTCCAACTTTAGCGTAACTTCTTTTTGGCTCATATGAACCAACTTGTCCACTATCATCCATTGCGTAAATGGCACCGTTTAACATTTTTTCATGTATGAATCTAGCTTTAGGATATCTTGCTAATACTGCTTTTTGCCAATATTCTTTAGTTACCGGCATTTGAGAACCTTGCTGTCTTGGAGCTATATTTTCCTTTTGCATTTCTGGTTTAGTTGGCTTTTCTGGCTCTGATGCGTTAAAATAAGCACCCATTATTTCGTTGTCAGACTTACCGGAAGTGCTGAGAATTGCTTCAACTTGTGCGGGTGTTTTTCCCATGCCGGCTGCAACCATTAGTTTAATTGGGTATGGCAACATTTTCCAGAACTTTAATTGTTCTTCACGGCGTTTATCGTCCCAGTCAGTTATCTTTTTTTGCTCCAGATCATATTGAGCTTTTTCTAATGCGCCATACACTTCGGGGGTCATACTGGCTCTAGCACCTTTGATATTTCCAAATAACGAACCAAATAGCTTTCCGCCATAGTGTTTTACTTGATAACCACTTAGTGCTATGGCATGTTGTTCACGTTGGTCAGTGGTATTTTCGCCCATGCCCATGAAATCCGTGTATGCACGATCAAGGAATTTTTTATATTCTGGATTGTCAAGTAACGCTGCCGCCGAATCTGCTTTCCATTCTGCTTCATAGTTTTCGTAGTTGTCTATGATAGATTGAACAAACTCTGTCCAGGCTTTGTTAGCACCAATATTGGTAGTTACGGATCCAAATGGTTGTTGCGATGTGTTACTAGGACCTACATTAATTGGATGACCAAAGTATTGATTTTCTAATTTACTAACATGATTACCAGTACCAACTTTCTCCGTTGAGCGCATCATTTGGTCAATCGCCCACTTTTTAAAACGATCCCATTTTTCGGTGTTTTCTTCCCATTCATCTGCTTCTCTTAAAATTTCAGTTATTCTCATAATATCATTTCCGTAAATAGTTGACTTTATTGCGTAGGTATGCTACACTACATCTATTATTTATCATTTTGGTCTATCTATGTACACAAATCAGTCAGTCAAACGCATCGGTTTCGCTTGTAAATGGGCAGAAATTAACAAGAAGGGTGAGATTGTTTCAGCCGAAGGTCTTAACACAGGCGGCACTACACAAGCATGGGCAAAGCGTAATAAGCGTGATGTTGTAGAAGAAAAGATTATGGATGTTGCTAAACGCAATATTATGAATACACATGCACTTGTTAAGAAAGTTGCAACACTTGATCCACAATTACGTATGTTGCGGTTGACTAGCGATATGTTTTCATTCTATACCATGGATGAATACAAAGACTTTTGGCATTCAACTGATGTACAGAATAGTTTAGAACGTTGGATGGCACCAATCGGTGAGACTGCACGTGCCAATGATGTGCGTCTTAGCTTTCACCCTGATCAGTTTGTAGTTTTAGCGAGCGACCGTGATGAGGTAGTAAATAAGAGTATAGATGAATTTGAATATCATTGTGACATGGCTCGTTGGATGGGCTATGGTCAGAAGTTTCAAGATATGAAAATCAATGTACATATCTCAGGTCGTAGAGGCCCTCAAGGCATTAGAGATGTGTACAACAGATTGTCGCCAGAAGCGAGAAACACACTTACATTAGAAAATGAGGAATATACACATGGACTTACAGACTGTTTATCATTATCTGACCTCGTACCGACGGTTATGGACATACATCACCACTGGATTCGGGAAGGTGAATACATTGAACCTACTGATGACCGTGTTAAGAGGGTCATTGACAGTTGGCGTGGCGTTCGCCCTACTTTACATTATAGTGTTAGTAGGGAAGATTGTCTTATTGAACACTCCCCTAATGAACGTCCCTCCCATGATACGTTGATAGAAGCTGGGTACAGTAAACAGAAACTTAGGGCACATAGTGATTATTATTGGAATGAAGCAGTGAACGATTGGGCATTGACATTCATTGATAATTTTGATATGATGTGCGAAAGTAAGGCTAAAAACTTAGCCAGCTTTAAATTACTAGAAAGATATAAATGTTTGAAAAATTAAAAAACTTATTTAAAAAGCAAGAGATTAAGCCTGTTGTTAAGAAAGAGCCTAAGCCTAAACAAATTAAAGCTAAGACAGAACTTACAGCAAAAGAAAAAGCTACGGCATCCGGTGAACCATACATTGCTATTACTAAAGTAGAAATCAATCCTGAGAATATTAATGATGGTGCATTTGATTTAGATTTTAATGACAAGTTTGTATTGAATTTAATTAAGGCAGGATATAGACAACGGGATGACGATACTGATGTAATCATAGTTGATAGATGGTTTCAAACAGTATGTCGTAATGTAGCATTAGAGATGTATGAACAACAGGTAGCAGATCCCGAGAACCGTACGGAAAGCCGTGATGCAAGGGTAATACGTACTAAGGATTTAGGTAATGGAAGAACAGAGGTAAGTTAATGTTTAATAATATTTCGTTGAATAATCCGGATTTTTATTTTGATTTGGGATCTATAGATCATCACACCAAGATATATCAAATTTTACGTGATAATCAAATCAGTAAAATGTACGTTTATGCTGTTATGTATAGAAAAAGTTTTATTGAACATGAATTTTTGAAGATTGGTCAAAGTTGTCCAGAACCCGGTGAGGATACTGAAAAGGCTGTAGGCGAACGTTTAGGTAGACAACTTGCTTGGTTTGATGGATGGGGTTATGAAAAATCAAAAAGCTCCCATGGCGCAGATTTTTATTTCAACACAATGACTGAAATTAAAAATGGTAATTTACCTGACTATTTGAATGATAAAAAATACTTAAGTATAGGTGTATGGAATATTGATAGTAGGGCACCTACAGTAAGTAGTTTTATTCGTAAAGACCGAGATATGACTGAATGGGTTGAAGGAGAATTAGCAAATCAACATAAAAAACAAAAACATTGTTTGCCCTTACTCAACTATAAAGACCCTACAAGGAATTATTCTTATGTTAATTGTAATGTAGATATGAAGCATTTTTCAACGTTATTTTCCTATTACGATAATTTGTTGTAAAAATACAACAAAACAAAATTTGACATTTAATGGAGTTTTCTATACAATAGAGACTTATTAACTTAATTCAAGGTTTTTTATGGCAACGTCTAAACTTACAAAAGATGCTATTAAATTTAACAAAGTTGTGAATGCCGGAGTAGCTACAACTCATAACACATTCCCGTTTATTTTTACAAAACCCAAAGCAGTTAAAATGTTGCGTCAAATTGTTCATCGGTTGAAGCGCAAAAAAGGTGAGTACAATGAGGCAAGTATTGAGGATAGGTTGACTCAACTATTTGATCCTAGTAATGGATCATGGCACAAGCATATCGCCGCTCTTGTAAAGAAGGGTACTAAGTATGACCGCAGTTTGCGTTTGAAATTTGCAATGGTCAAACTGAAAGATATCTTTATTGATGATGATATTCAACGTGATTTGGACGTTAAACACCTGGTGAAGATTGCAAACTTGGATCGCTTCCGTGTTCAATTCATGTCTGCTATTCAAGGTACCAAAGAAGTTGGTAAATGGCGCTTTCATTCAACTAATGCACAACATACAGTGGTGCTAGAAGCCGCAATTGCATATCATGGATTGTGGGATGGGTATGATGGTGATTGGCAAGACCTAGAAGTACCCTTTACTTATATTGAAACAGATGACCGTTCTTTCGCACGAAAGCAATTTGATGTATTCAATGGTAAATATTCTAAGCCGATCGGACCTTACGATCATCACAAGATTGAAGTCTTGTCTTATCGTGTTGATGGCAACATTGATACAGAATATAAAGAAGCACATGAATTGCAACAAATTTGTGAGGACAACGGATTTGAACCTTTGTCAGGTGATGAGGATGAGAATCGTGGTCATCCCAAATCTATTTCTCACGTTAGTGCAATGCGTAAGTACAAAGGTAAGCCCCTGAATTGGGAATTCATTTTGAAAACCCATGCTAAGTACTGGCCTAACATTGAAATTCATGGTATGGAAATTGACTTATATGGTTTCATGTACGACTATTTCAAAGTTAAAATGAAGGCTGATGTTTATTCTAAAAACTTTGAGAAAGAATTTTTAGATCCATTTCATGCAGTTATTCAAACTTGTTTTAGTACACCTGAAATGTTGAGTAGTGAAAGTGCAAATACTTTTAAACGCTGGTATGCTAAGACTTGGGATATGCCTGTTGACGAATCGCCTGTTGAATCACAAGCATCATTCGTATTGTTAATGAAAATGTATCGTAATTTGGGTGGCACTCATCAACTGCCTGAAATTGTAGATTTGTATGATAGTAATACTGCAGGTGACTTGACTAAGTACTTGCCCGCACCGGTTAAGAAAGCAATGAAATCATGAATGGCTGTTTCTTATACATTATTGTAACGGCTCACTACATCAAATATGGTAGTGAGTTTGTACAATTGTTAGGGTATGGTATTACTATCAATCCCAAGAAACGGTCTAAACAATATAGTGACCATACTGGGGTTGAGCAAGAGTTTTGTTATTTGTTTTATGGAGAAACTATGCACATTAAGGCATTAGAATCTATTATTAAACAACGTGTTGCTAGTCAATGTCATAAAATTTATGGGGAACCCGTTGAGTGGGTTAGTCCAAAAGCTAAGATGACAGTAGATGAAATGGTAACCCTTGTCAAAGACACTATTGACCAACAAGGGTTTCCTGTCAAAATGTTGAAAGATGATTTCTTACCCTTCAACAATTTGGAACATCATCGTAAGATTACTGTCAAAGAACTCAATTCAAATCCAAACTTATACTTGGTCTGAGAAACCGGACTAGTTGACAACAATTAAATAGTAGTATATAATAAACACATGACATACAAATACGCACTCATTGACACCGCAAATACTTTTTTCAGAGCAAGACATGTTGCCTCACGCAATAGTGATCCATGGGAGAAGGTGGGCATGGCCTTACATCTTACACTTGCATCATGCAATCAAATCGTTCGCAAATTTGGAATTGACCACGTTGTGTTCTGCTTGGAGGGAAAATCGTGGAGGAAGTCTTACTATGAGCCGTATAAAAAGAATAGAGTTGTAGACACACAATCACAAACAGAAGCAGAAAAAGAAGAAAACGAACTTTTTTGGGAAACGTATGAAAAGTTCACAACTTTTTTGCGTGAGAAAACTAACGTAAGTGTCCTTCGTGATCCTAAGGCAGAAGCTGATGACTTGATTGCACGTTTCATTCACTTGCATCCCGATGATGAACATTTTATTATTTCAAGTGATAGCGACTACATACAACTCATAACCAAAAACGTGAAACAATATAATGGAATCACTAATCAATTGATTACGCTTGAAGGTTACTTTGACGATAAAGGTCGTATTATTAAGGACAAGAAAACAGGTGAACCTAAATTGTTAGGTGACCCCCAATTTATACTTTTTGAGAAATGCATGAGGGGAGATGCTACAGACAACGTGTTCAGTGCATACCCAGGTGTGCGTACTAAAGGTACTAAGAATAAAGTTGGATTGATTGAGGCTTATGCTGATAGAGAAAAGCAAGGCTACTCGTGGAACAATCTACAACTTCAACGCTGGTTGGACCATAATAATGTTGAACATCGGGTGCGTGATGATTATGAACGCAATCGGGTATTGATTGATTTGACATGTCAACCCGATGAGGTTAAGGCTAGTGTTGACAAACATATTCGTGAGGGTGTTCGTACTGTTACTACCCCTCAAGTTGGCCTACACTTTCTAAAATTCTGCGGCAAGTATGAGTTGACAAAAATATCAGAGCAATCGGAAACATACAGCCGGTGGTTAAACAACACTTATACAGGTTCACTTGTATGACCTTTACTTCTCCAGACAAAACTATTAAAACTATCCGTAAGGATGATCCTGATTTTATGATAGAAAATGGTATTGTTATGGCGCCACGTGCTGGGTTTGAAATTAGTAACAAATGTCCGAGTCAATATAAATTTATGATTATAGAAGCTATTAAAAATGGTTGGATACAACCAGTGGCATACATGAAAGAATCAGAATACACTTGGGAAAAATTAGGAGAATAAAATGACAAGAGATTACAAAAACATTCAATATATTTTAAACAAAACACCAAATGAATTGTTTGAGTGGTGGAATTCCTTAGATGATGAGGACCAAGCCTATGCTTTAGAAATCATTACAGAATATCGTAAAATCCTTGAAGAACCTCTAGTAGAGGATCTATCTATTTCCCGTAATCTATTAAAACAATTTATGTTATAATGCCAAGTTTAGCAGAATATTTCAAAGCAAACCGATATCAGGGTAAATATAATATCGGTGATCGTATTATTGGGAAATGGAATAAGATCCCATTTGTAGGTACAGTTGGTAATGATACATTGATTAATGAACTTGAAGGACCACGAATTAGTGTTCATTTAGATTTACCGATTAAATATAAAGATAATATACATCGTGTTATAATTGTTAAACATAAGGATGTAAAGTTATTTAAATAGAGGGGATAAATATGGATAACGAAAAACTTAAAGGAATAGCAGAAAAATGTATCACTGATGAACAATTTGCTGTCGGACTATTTGCATCAATATTAATTGATGAATGTTTACTTGCCATAGATAATACAGCAAAACCTCATGTACATACCTCATTTGATAAAAATCAACATGAGGCTGCTATTATAGAAGCAAAAAACGCAATAAAAAATCATTTTGGTATTAAATGACTATATCTGCTCCTACCCCCTTGCTTAATTATACCTTAAGGTATAATATGTTAAAAGATGCTATGGAACTAGCAAAAGTCCGAGAGATTGCAACGGCTAAAGAGTTAGAAAAAGAAAAGATATTAAAAACACAATTGGAAAGACGATTAGAACAAGACAGAGATTTCCAAGAACATATTGACGAAATTAAACGGTATGAATCATTAAAACTTACCCAAGAATATCAAGAGTACCGATATTTATATAGTCTTGGTACAAAGGTTGACATATATATTTAAACATAGTATACTTACACAGAGGAACAAACATGACAAAAACACTTATTGCAAAACCCGTAGTTAAAAATCAATTTTGGATTGTTACTGATGGTAAAGAAAAAGTTGGCAATGTATTAGCTGATGGATCAGGATTTGAAGTGAAATTGAATGGCAATAAAAGCCATTATAAAAACACAAATGCTATTAAACGTAGGACAAATATTGAGTTTGAAATTGTAAAAAAAGCAGATAAAACTAAACACGATTTGCCCTTTAAGGTATATCCTACAACAGATAAAGTTTTTAACAGTATGTTAGATATTAAACGTAAATTGCATCTATTTACTACAGGTCCAAAAAGCAAGTGTTATCACGCCGCAGGATGGTTTAACATTCAACAAGGTAATGAAAGTGAAACTATTTTTTGCCCTAAATATATCTTTATTCAGCGTTATCCTTATCAAGGACCATATAAAACTGAATTTGATGCTAAAACAGCGATAAATACTTGATGATACACATTAAACGATTTATAGATAAAGTATCCATTATGGAAACTAAACAAGGAAAAGACGTGGTAATTCCTATAGGTGAAGCACGTGGATTACGTGATGAACTGTCAAAATTACTTGTTGATAACTATGAATTGTTGCAAAATAAAATTGCAATAGAGCCTGTATTTCAAGTAGAAATTAACGGTGGTAAATTTTAATGAGTAGAACCCAACCAAAAGTCTTACTTGAACTAGTAGACAAAGTAACATATAAATGTGATCAAATTGTAGAAGCTGCCGGCATATGGGCAGTATTTTATGATGGTCAACCTATTAATTTAAAAAGCCAACATTACTTAGATAATGAATCAACTCCTAAGTATAAGAAAACAAGTTTCAGTAATCCAGGTCATGCACGAAATTTGTGTCGTAAACTAAACCTACAATTTAAAACAGATAAGTTTACTGTAGTGTTTATGAATTCAGGTAGAGTTGTCTACCCAGATGAGTAAGCGTAAGGCTCTAAAAGAAACTATTACAGAAGTTGTATTGGCTCAACTTCCTGATACATTTAAACAAGAAAAAGCTATACCAGTAGATAAGCTAATATTTAAATGGTGGATGACTGGTCGCCAAGATGGATTACGTTTAACTGATTACGGTGATCTAGCATTCAGAATGGCAGAAATTGAATTTTATCAATATGAATTAAAATTGCAACCGGAAATTCAATATCATGCTTATATACTAGAACTTAATAAAAAAATCAAATGCCCCTATTATATGGGAGTAAATAAACTTGAAAAGAGAAGTTTTCCGTACATAAGATTTTATGATAGCAAAATAGCTATGATGATAAGTCTGTATGGAAATGTAAATGAATATTTAGATAGCATAAAGGTAACAAAATGACTGAAGAAAAGAAAAGCAAGAACCCTTTTATCAATATGGCTAATGCCGCCAAACAAAATAACAAACATCCAGGATTGTCTAAAGCTCCTAAATCACAAGGTCCTAAACCAACTAAGGGTAATGGTGGTGCAACTGTTGTTCGTAGAAGTGGTCGTGGTGGTTAATACCATTCACCTTCATTACGCATACGTTTGATAAAAGTTAAATAGGTGCTACATATTCCGTAGCATCTTAACTGTACTGTACTAAACAATGCTCTATCTTTTATTTCAGGTAGCACAACAATACTAGTATTATTTACCGGAACTGTACCCGGTGTCCATAACTTATTACTACTAGTTAATGCATTTACATTAGAATTGGGTTGATAAAAATAGTTAGGGTAATTTTTTAATGATTGTGTTGTAAACCAATCATATGTTACCTGATTCCCGCATTTAATCCAAAAACGATTACCTTGCAAATATTTGTCAGTAACTGGAATAGGTGCAGCTTCCGGGCCTACACAAAGTGTATTATTTATTCGCCAAACATCAACCATACATGCAAATCCATTATTAAATGATTTGCCTATTTGGTCTGGTGTGTTAGCATATTCGTAGTTTTGCCCGTCGTAAATTCCCTGATAAGATATATATAACATAATGTATTTATGTCAACTAATCACGTGTCTGATACGTTATATATATGTAGGTATAAAATCTACTTCATTAACATAAAGGAAACTTAAAATGAAAACATTAGCAATCGCCCTAATCACAACATTGTCAGTAGCAACAGCAATGGCTCAGAATACTGCCGCAAAGCCAGCAACGCCTGCTCCAGTTGCGGCTGCACCTGCTAAAGCAGAAGCACCAAAAGAAGAAATGAAATTAGCTAAGAAAAAGGATGCTCCCAAGGCAGACACTAAAAGTGATGCAAAGCCTGCTAGCCCAGCACCAGCAAAAGCCGACGATAAAAAAGCCGAAGCTTCTAAGAAGTAATCCATACAAACTTATTGCAATTAAAACTTGGGGCATTGATCCAAATTTGATTCTATTTGAGGATGAGGATATATTAGTTAATTCTCGTAGGATAGTATTAAATATTGAAACCTCTTTAAAAGAGGATGAGGAATTAACTGATTATGTCAAGTTAAGATTGTTTCTGGCTAGAGAAATAGCTATGTCAAAATATAGAGAAATCTATCAATCGGCATAAATATATATGAAGTTAGGGGTTCTTCATAAAAACCCAATTTTAAACACACACATAGGAGATATAAAATGTTTAACACAGCAACTTACGCCTTTATTGACGGCGTTACAGACTTCAAAAAACAATTCGTAGAACAAACAGTTCAACACGATGGCATTAAAAATGCATTGAACGGTTTTATTGATGCACAATCAAAATACACTAAACAAGCCGCAGATGCAGGAATGCAATCAATGATGGCTTTGGGTATGATTTTCACAAGCAAAGATTTCTACACACAATTAGCTGACCAGTATAAAGCAATGGTACCTGCTTTTAATATTGCTAAATCTGCTAAATCTACAAAGGCTAAGTAATATGAAGAAATTTCTAGGAATGCTAGTAGTGTTCCTAGGTTTCTCCACAGACACCTACGGAACAGAATTAGAAAAATATATAGTTGGCCGTAATCCACAAGATATAGGCGACATTGAGCGATTGACCTATGAGTTCCATCGCAAACAATCAGATTGGAGATTTCTATGAACACACTTAAACAACTTTTCAACAGCCTACTAGAGGCAATTCAGTCTATCAAAGACTACAAAGCAAGTAAAATGAAATGACATTTTCCCGAAAGATTTCAGGAACCTAAAAAAATGTCATATACTATATGAACATTAACACACAAAGGAAATATAATGTCAGACTACACACCAAAACTACCAGAAGTTAAATTCAATAAAAATGGCTACGAAATTCGTACCGATATTTTATCAATGGCTAAAGACCTAGTAGGTCAAGAATATCATGCTAAATATATGGGCTGGGAAGTCAGTGCCGAACGTGATGAGAAAACTGGACAAATTGTTAACAAAGTAAACATGCCAGAGTTTCCTGGACTAGATAAAATCCTAGAAACTGCGGAAAAAATGTACAGTTTTGTTAATCAAAGTACTAATACTAAAAAGTAATACTTTTAGTTCTCAAAAAATGCCCCGTTTTTGGGGCTTTTTTATGCCCAAAATTTGACAATAAATGGATCCAGTGATACAATAGAATCTTAGACAGTTAGATAAAGGACACGAAATGACTAAATTCATCAAGGGCAATTTCTACGGTACTGAGTATGTTGACTATACAAACCCAGTTGACGGTACTACAAAGTTTGTAGCCCGCTTCAAATATAGCCGTAGCACCAAAGCAAGTTTCCTTACATTCCTTACAAAGAATTTTACAGTTGAGGAATATTTCAGCCGTTTAGAAAAGGGTGAGGCACCACTTGAAATCGTCGGTTCTAAGGGCTTTATTCAACCGCATATCAAAAAGCAATTGAAATTGTTGGGCTATCCAGTTACTAAAGCGGGTTTTGAACAGTTGGTCCAAGATAATGTTGCAAAAACACAACAAAGACTAGCCGCTTAAATTTTACATTAAATGGATTTGAGTATATAATACAATCTTAGACTGTCAATACACGGAGTTACCAATGTTATCTAGGACCAGAGTTAAACTTTTTTCAACATTCATTTTAATAGGTCCAATTATTGGATGCGGCGGTGGAGGAGATTTGCCTCCATTACCCGAGCCTGCACCAATAATTAATACTTTATTAAAACCTTTAGATTTACAGTTAAATTGCGTAACAACTCCGAATACAGTAGTAATTCATCCGGATATAAAAATAAATCCGGAATATGGATATGAAAATAATTCATGGGGTTCATGGGGATTATATAATGTACCTTCACCAACTGCACCATGGAGTCAATGTATTGGTATGGGATTTTCAGGTAAAAATACAGTGGTTGCTAGATGGACATGGGATTTTGGTACTAATATAGCTACTGGAGTTAGGTCATATCCAGAAATTGTTTATGGATTTAAACCCGCTTATGGTAATACTGATATTAGCCCATCATTACCCAAAGTTATTAATAATATTACATCTATAGATATTAATTGGGATATTGAAATTAATCGTGATAATGGTTCCGGCTGGTTATTTTTGTCATCTTGGTTATCAAAAACTGATAAACCACGTGGACTTAAGACTGGTGATGTGAATTTAGAATTGGGTATTATTATTGATTGTTGGGGTGGTTGGTGTAATCCTACAGGAGAAATTGTAACTATCGGTAAAAATCTGTATATTTATAATATACAACCCGGACCAGTTACTGGAAATCCCACATTAGTTACTTTTTATAGTATAAAATCATTAGCAGGTCAAAATAATATTGACTTAAAACAGTTTTTAAATTTTCTTAAAGAACGAAATGTTATTTCTGATAATTATATTAATAACATAGAATTTGGAACGGAAATCATAAACGGTAAAGGGGAAGTTCGGGTAAATTCATACTCGGTGACATTAAAATAAGCCAAAATTTGACAATAAATGGATCCGGTGATACAATAGAATCTTAGACAGTTAGATAAAGGAAACGAAATGACTACAGCAACATACGGAATGTTTAGTGAAGAAGGTAATCAACAAATTGCCGATATCATTGAATTCCACAAAAATCGTAAAAGCACATGGGCCGAAGTATTGCAAAATTTGCGTGATGTGGCCGATAGTGACTATGAATTGTTCGGCGAAGCAATGGATACTGAAGTCCGTGAAATTGTCTACACATCATTGGGCTTTACGTCAGATTTCTACATTTGACAATAAATGGATTTGGGTATATAATAGAATCTTAAACAGTTAAATAAAGGACTAAACATGAAAGCATTACAAGCATTTATTGACCAGAAGAATCACTGGAATTCATTCTTCAAAGGTGAACAGTATGAAATCACTACTGCCTCAGGTCGTCAACGTGTAGCAGATATGATTGATTCGGCTCTTAGCCCGGAGAATCTTACATGCGATGGTGAGTTGCCCCGTGCAGAAGTTAACCGTCGCTACAAAGAATTGATGACAGCGGCTAAACAATTGAAGAAGTTGGACCCGTCAGTTACTTTTTACGAATACGAATCTGAAGTTTAAGGAGTTAATGATGCCTGGATTTTATAATGTATCAAACATGACTAGTCGTCAAATTCAACGTATGGGTCATGCAGATGATAACGGTAGTGATTACTATCGTGCTAAAACTAAAACAAACAAAGTTGTAGTTAATCACAACGCCGATGACGTGTGGAATGCGGCATGTGCGGCACAACGTATTAATGGCAGTTATATCAAGTTGAGTATGATTTCCGAATCAGATACTACAAAAACAAAACTATCCAATCGTATGATTGTTGAACAACTGTTATCTGACCAATCAGGTATTACTGACGAAGACCGCGACCAAGGTAAAAAGGTTCGTGCGTTTTATCAGGCATTGACATTCAAAATCCTTCAAGGTAAACATTTGACTGATTTTGACAACACCGCAATGTTAATTGCTAACAGAAATGTTATTACTAGCACGTATGATATTGCTGTTATTGCTAGTTTGCCATCATGCTATGAGCGTGGCGTTGAACGTCAAACCGTAGAACAACGTGTTAATTTTGCTACCGGAGGTTTTGTTGGTAAAGCAGGTGACAAGGTAAAACTTGAAATTGAAGTTATCAAGTGTACCTATTCACATAGTTATAATGTATTCTTTGTGACTGGTATTACCACAGACGATCAACCAGTATTCTTTAGCTACAAAAACAAGGTACCAGCAGGTGATACAATGAACATTTATGGTACTGTTAAAGCTCATAGAGATAACACTACCCAACTTAATCGTGTAAAGGTATTATGAATACAGAATTAATTAATGAATTGAAGGCAAAATGTATTGTGCGTGAAATGCGTGGTACTAATGCGTTTGACAATTATATGGTAGATCGGTTTGATACTGAAAAGTTTGCAGAACTGATTGTTAGAGAGTGTGACCGTTATGCCCGTAGTGTGTGGGAACATGGTCCTTTGTTAGGTAGAGATTTGTTAATCCATTTTGGTGTTGAGGAGATGAGTGATGAATAAAGATATTGAAAAACTGTTTAAAGAAGCCAATGGCTATGTTGAGGTAGATGATAAAGGTAATCGTTCTACATATACATATGATTTTGATCCTGACGCTTTTGCTAGTTTGATTATAGAAAAGTGTGTTCAAACATTAGTCAATCATGGCTATACAGATGCGGCAAAATGTTTAGAGATAGAGTATAGAGAAGATTGGCAAAAATTAGAATTTCCGGAGATTTAATAATGAAGAACTTTTTAATTGGAACAGTATTTGGCATCATTGTTGCTACTGTAGGCTTTAGTGGTATTGCTAAACTACTTGATAATGGTGTTGAGAAAGTTAAACAGGTAACTGCGGAACAGGTGAAATAATGAGATACATTTTAGATGATATACGTAGTAATTCTAAAGCAACTATGTTTTCTAAGAAAATAACATTGGTTGGTCGTGAAACAGATAATGATAACAATTTTAAAGAATTGTTCACATTTTTTGAAAAATCATTTAATCGCACCAATGACATTGATGCGTATGTAAAGATAGGTAGACATATTCAGACTAGTAATTGGTCATATAAGCTTTCTACTAGTAGTGGCTTACAACATCAATTTTTTCTAACAAAAACAGCAATAGAATATTTTAGATTTTGGTATCCAGAATCTAACTTGAAATTTAATTAAGGAGTAATAATGGGACTAGATATGTATGCTTATGTTGCCAGCAAAAAAGGGCAATACAATGACTTCTACGATAACGCAGAGTTTGATGAAACAACAAATGATTTTGAAAGTGACACAGTTACTAAGCCACATGAACTTGCTTATTGGCGGAAGCATCCTAATTTGCATGGATGGATGGAACAACTTTGGGTTAGTAAAGGTCGTCCAAGACAAAGTGTCGGTTGGCCTATATTCAACGGCATTGAGTTAGAACTAACATGGGATGATTTGGATAACCTTGAACGTGCTATTCGTGACGGTAAACTTCCAGATACAGAAGGTTTCTTTTTTGGTAATCCTGCAGACAATCATTACTATGAACAAGACCTTGAGTTTGTTACTAATGCTAAGGCAGAAATATTCTTAGGTTTTAAAGTATTTTATAACAGTAGCTGGTAATGTATATCACAAACAAATATCAGTCAGTCAAGTTACCATACAGCCCTGAGATGCTAGAGTGGCTGTTGGTAACTTACCCTCATTCTAAATATTACGTTGTAGAAGGAAAATAGTATGGCTATATTATATCGTATTAGACCTGTAGATAAAAAATCAGTTGAAGCATTTTATGATGTTTACAGCAAAGATGAGCAAGGTAATATACGTAGTTGGAATGTAACCGAAACATATCGTTGGGGTCAAGGCTTTGTTGAAAATGAAGATGAACTTCCATATAGTGATGACAAAGAACATATTGTAGATTCCGAAATTGGTTGGGGATGTGAACTTGAGGACCTATGTGCAGTAGATTTTGAATTTGATGATAGCTTTACTGAAGAAGAAAAGGAAGAAATTGAACAACTTTGGGCAGATGGTGGTGCAGGATGGCTTTATGATAGTGAACATGATTGGCAAGTTGACTATGAAAGTATCACTATTTTGGGTCCATATATTGTTGACAAAATAGATGAGGACGTGTATAATGAGAGTATTGAAACAGTAGAACTTAAACCCCGTCCACCTTTTGTTGCAACAACAGCGTGGCCATTCTCAGGATAAAATATGTCAGCAAGTTGGATTAATAAATTAAACGAATCAGATAGTCGCCTTCATAAAGAAGATGTGATTTTACAGGCGCTTGAGTCAAGTGTCCTAGGTAGTAGTAACGCTATAACTTTTCTTTCATTTGTGAAGGCATGCTACAATCCTTACGTTACGTTTGGTGTTCGTCAAGTACCAGAAACAGTTGGTATTACTAATGCAGACAATCCCTGGGAAGAGTTTAATGAGTTGATGCTACAACTTAGTCAACGTAGATTGACGGGTCATGCCGCACGTGATGCTATTCAAAGTATGGCTGAACGATTTGATAGTGAAGAATGGAATACATTCTTAGCACCTGTGTTGCGTAGAGACTTACGTGCAGGTATTAGTGATAAAACAATCAATAAGATTTGTAAGAAAACAGCTTACGAGATTCCAATCTTTGGTTGTCAACTTGCTACTAACAGTGAAGGTCGCCCGGAGATGAAAGGCATGAAACGTCTTGAGCCTAAGTTAGATGGTGTACGTGTGTTGTTAATGGTTATTCCTAGTGATTCAGGTGATATAACAACAATTTGTTTCAGTCGTAACGGAAAACAGTTTGACAACTTTGGTCACATTGAACAACAAGTTAGGGATAACTTTCTTAAGATTGTTCGTGCTTGTAAGAGCACCGATCAAGGTCGTAGTTTGTTTAACGGATTTGTGTTAGATGGTGAAGTGATTGGCAATACATTCCAAGAACTTATGCGCCAAGCACGTAGGAAAGATAACGTTCAAGCAGAAGATAGTGTATTTAATATCTTTGATATTATTCCATTAGATGATTTCCGAGCAGGACATTGGAACGCACAACTGCGTAAGCGTATTGCATTGCTTGATAGTATGCGCCCTGTTGTTGATACAATGATTAGTGTAGAGTTGTTACCGCATATCATGGTTGATTTAGATACAGCAGCCGGTAAGGATCAATTGATGCGTTATGCTAAGGATAATGTCAATGCAGGATTTGAAGGCATTATGATTAAAGAATTAGAAGCTCCATATATCTGCAAACGTAGTACAGATTGGATGAAATGGAAGCCTACACTAACAGTAGATTTAGAAGTTGTAGGTGTGGAAGAAGGTACTGGTAGAAATTTAGGAAGATTAGGAGCATTAGTTTGTCATGGAGTTGATGATGGAAAAGAAATTTCAGTCAATGTGGGTAGTGGCTTTAGTGACACTGATAGAGATGACTATTGGACTAACCGTAATTTGGTTATTGGTAGAACTGCTGAGGTTTTGTGTGATGTGATTACACAGAACCAAGATGGTACTTATAGTTTGCGTTTCCCTCGCTTTGTTAGATTTAGGGATGACAAATGAACGAACGAATTAAACTACTTGCTGAACAAGCTACAACTTATATTGAGCCAACATCTAACAGTGGTGAAGGCTGGATCTTTGACAAAGAAAAGTTTGCCGAGTTGATTATCAACGAGTGTTGCAACAGACTCAGTGAAGAAACAATACGCCATGATGGTTACGGATACAACCAACATGAATTGTACAACAGATTGCGTAAACATTTCGGAGTTGAAGAATGACGTTCAATGAATGGTTATATTTTTTAGGTGGTATATTTTGGGGCGGATGGATAGTTCGTCCTGTAGTAGATATAGTTAAAACAATTTGGAAAAACGCTAAGGAGGCACAAAATGGTAACAATAGTTAAACACGAATGGCATCAACACGATAGACAATACGCCATTGAACTTGATGAAGCACTATTAAGTGAAATTTATCCTGATAAGGAAGAAGATGAGATTAAGGTAATACTGGATGGTATTGCCGACGGCACATATGATTATGAAGATGTAATCAATGATGCCTACGAGAATGATGTAGAGATTGAATGGGAATTTCAATATGATGATTGTTGGACTGACCGCAAGGGTGGATACGATGTTACATATGAACTAGGTGATGAATCTAGTTGGCACAGTGATCCGACTCCACCAGAACCAACACATAAGTGTACTAAGTGTAAGTGGGTAGGTCAATCATATGATGCTGATTGGACATGGCAAGATAATGATGGCAATGACCTTGATGAAGCAAAGAAAATTTGCCCAATGTGTGATAGCGACACTGAACTAACAGAAGCCGGAATCAAAGATAAACAAGAATCTGATGAACGAACCGCACGTTGGGCTAAAGAAAAAGAAGCCACTGATGAAGATGAAGAACTAGTTGATGAAACTGATTTGGAAGCAGGCTTGGAAGAACTTAAGCGTGAATTTGAATCACTGACTAATCCTCCTGCTAAATGGCCATTCGATAATCCAGGGGAAGATGATGGTTCTTTGAAAGAAAGTTATCCTGAAGATACATATACTATTCGCATCTGGGGTCGCACACGTGAGATTGGTGTAAGTAAGATTAAGAAGGCACAATATGATTATTGGAGTGATGAGGATCACGAAAGTGATTTGAGTGATGCTCTTAATGAAAGCTACGATTACGATGATAACAATACTCCTAAAGCGGCACGATTTGATTTACCTTACTATGAGTACCAAGATAAGATTTCATTCTGGGGATTTGACCAAGATGATACTCACATGACTATTGAGAATAGTGAAGGTGAAACAATTTATGAAGGTGATTTAGACTCATTCTTTATTGAGGCACATGGTGAAGAAGATAGTCGTTGGGAAGCTACAGAAGAAGTAGAAGAACTATATCCAGAATATCTAGGTAAAGGTTATTGGTTAATGTGGACACAAGGTGGTAAGGGATCTTGTATTCAAACTACTATTGAAGGTGTATTTGAACCTAAGAAACTTAAAGTATTGAACTGGGATGTTGAGGGCACAAGTGTTGTCACACGATTAGTATATGATGGTGATGAGCTTGAAGATGAAGGAATGGACAGTGAACATGAAAACTGGAGAGGTCAGTGGTCGCAGTTTGACGTGTACCATAATACAAAATGAATGCATATACACTAGTAGGACAATCCTACGTTTTTGAAGATGGTAACAAGATTGAAGTAATACAGGTAAAAAGAACAGATGAGAATCGTGGGGATTATTTAGTTACATATCATGTTACTCACGGTCCTAGTATCCCTCAAAAACTAGTTTTACCAGTAGCTGAGTTTCTTAACTATTATAGTCATTTATTTGATGTAACTATAGACTAAATATTAGATGCGCCTTAAATTTTTATCATTCTCAAATCTCACACTATTAGTGGCACTATCGCTTAGTTCGGTAGCAGCCTGGTATAGTATTATCGGGTTAACCGCTATCTTTGCAGGTGCGGTTATTCCTGTTATTATTATGGGAGGTATTCTAGAAGTAGGAAAGATTACCGCAACTGTTTGGCTACGCAAATATTGGTATCGTACTAGTTGGTTATTAAAATTATATCTAGTACCTGCTGTTGTTGCACTAGCATTATTAACCAGTATGGGTATCTTTGGCTTTTTAAGTAAAGCACATATGGATCAAGGTATTACCTCAGGTGATAGTCAAGCTAAATTAGCATTGTATGACGAGAAGATAAAAACACAAAGAGATAACATTGAGTTAGCACGAAAAGCATTAACTCAAATGGACAATCAAGTTGACCAACGATTAAGTCGCGGTGATAGTGAAAATAGTGCTGAACGTGCTGTTCAAATTCGTAGACAACAAGCAGGTGAACGTGCTAAAATACAAAAAGATATTGGTGACGCACAAAAAGAAATTGCTAAACTAAATGAAGAACGAGCACCTATTGCGGCTGAAAATCGTAAGATAGAAGCTGAGGTAGGTCCCATCAAATATATTGCCGCATTAATATACGGTGATGATGCTGATAACAATACGCTTGAATCTGCTGTTCGTTGGGTTATTATCTTATTGGTTATTGTGTTTGACCCATTAGCTATTGCACTTGTACTTGCCGCCAACGCAAGTAAAGAATGGGATAAAGAGGAGGGTGACAGCCCTCTAGGGACTGAACCAACAACGACTCCCACTGTCACAGAACCTGCATATGAGCCAGATGATGGTCCGTTGACTGATGAACAAGTTAAACAGATTATTGCAATGGCGGGATCTCCTAAAGAACCTATTAATTGTTACATGTGTGGCACTGAGTTAATTGATGCACCCGGAATAGGTCCTTTCTGTCCTAATAAAAATTGTGATGTGAAGGATAATATAGACAATGTTGATTGGGAATTTACCAAACCCGAACCCGAAAAGTCTATACTGGAACAACATCCATACTTAACTAAACCTTTTGTTCATTTTGATACTAAACCAATGGTTGCACCAAAAGAAGTTGAAGAAGATACAGCAGAACAAATAGTATTGGAACAACAAAAACCTTATAAGGAATTAGAAGGTGGATATGTAATATTTGAAGATAGGCATTACCAATTAGATGCACTAAAGAGTTTACGTCCAGATATATTCGTGCTAAAACCAGATAGTCAACGTTCTATCAGCACTAACTTTGGTATTAAGTTTCCAAATGAAGCTAATAAGGGTGATTTGTTTGTACGAGTAGATGCATTACCAAATCGTGTATATAAGTATGACGGAAATAAATGGATTGAGGTTCAGAAGGGCCAATCAGATACCTATTTATATAACCAAAAATATATCAAATATTTGGTTGAAAAGATAGAAAAGGGCGAATATGACCTTGATTTGTTGTCGGATCACGAAAGAGAACAGATTGAAATTTACCTAAAGAACCAAAAATAATTGACAATTATTAGATATTGTGTTACTATATACATATCTTAAACTTATTGGAGATTGAAATGAATTTTAAAATATTGGTATTGGTATCTGCTATCTCACTAGTGGGCTGTTCTAATATGAAACGTGGTGAGGGAGAATTTGAACAGGTTCGTAATCAAAAACTATCCACATCATTTAAACAAGATACTATCCGTATTGAAACTGATTGTAGTTGGTATACGTTGAACAAATCAAATTGTACTATTATTAGTATTGAAGCAATAGGTACTGCAAGTACAAATGGTAATACTGAAAGTAATCGCCGAACTGCATTGATTCGTGCAGGTGATAGGGCCCGTGCTAATGTTCGCAATTTTATTCAGGAAGATGTTTCTAGTACAAGAGTAAATACTACTTTTGCTAAAAATGTTGAGAAAGCAAGTGATCGGATGAAATCACGTACAACAACCGGTGAAGTTGTTGCAATGAGTGATAGTGATGCTGAAAAAGATACTAATCATTCTGTGCGTGAAAATAGTAACGATACTGCATATCAACTAAGCGAAACCATTCGTGTCAATGCACAGGGTATTTTACGTGGATTTAAAGTTATCAAACAAGAAGTTATCGGAGCGCAAGAAGTTGCTGTAACTATTCGTTGGGATAAAGAATCCGAACAAGTTTCTAATCAATTGCGTAAAAAATTCGGTAACTGATTATGCGTTTATTGCTACTAACGGTATGTTTTATACTTACCGCATGTACTTCTACCTCTAAGTCTGATAACTATATTCGTAGCACCGGCATAGGTAACACATATGAAGAAGCCAAACACAATGCGTTTAAAGAAGCTATTGAATATCAAGTTGGTGTGGTAATAGCTAGTGAACGTGAATCATACAATGACAAACTCATTAAAAATGAAATATTAGCATATAGTTCAGCTTTTGTTGATGAATATAAAATTATTTCACAAGAAATTATTGGTAATAAAGTTCAAGTGGTAGTAGATGTTAAGTTATCATTACTTAGCTTAAGTGATAGGATTCTATCTAAAGGTAAAGATAGTAAAAATCTTGATGGTGCTAAACACAATAATCAATATAAATCATTTTTAGAAAATAAAAAGAACGGAGATAGGATACTTGCTAGTGTATTAAATGATTATCCTAGAAGGGCATATGATATTAAACAAAGTGATTATGTTATTAAGGTGGATGCCTATAGGAATATAACATTAACTATCCCGTATGAACTTAACTGGAATCCTAACTATATAGCATCGTTCCACGATGCAATACGATTAGTATCAGACGGCAAGCCATCATTGTGGACAGTAGAAAAAGGATTTGCACAGCAATATCCTTCTACAATCAGAGTAGGATCTGAGAAATACTATTTTAATGAATTTGTTATTACAAATAATATACTTGATTCCATCATGAATTGGAATGAAGTTAGAATTAATATGGAAATTAAAGATTTATATAATAGGACACAGTATAGTGAATGTTTTAAACCTAAACAATTACATCGTAGAGCAGGTGATTATTATGATATTAACTATATAAAAACAATTAATATCGGTATTAATACAAAAGCAGGTGAGAAAAGTACGATTGAGATGAAAATTCAAAACAATAGTAAATTAGCAAATATAATGCAAAATTTATCTAAAATTGAATTATCAGTTGTACCTAAAAAAATGTGTGTAAAAAATAATTAAGATAAGTATTAGTATGTCAACAGAAATAAAATTAAGCCATTGTTCATTCTGCGGTAATCATAAAGACGTAGTAAACAAACTCATTGTGGGGGAAGATGTAGCCATCTGTAGTGATTGCATTGAGTTATGTACTCAATTAATGCATGATGATAAAAACCCTGAAGAAGAAAAGATTGAAAAAGTTAATATTAGATTTGATCCTGAAACCATTAAGGAATTTCTAGACCAACATATTATTGGACAAAACAATGCTAAGATGGTTCTTAGTGTAGCTATTGCTAATCATTATAAACGTATTAACAATCCTCCCAAAGATTTAGAGATACAAAAGGGTAATGTTTTATTAGTTGGTCCTACTGGATCTGGCAAAACATTACTAGCAAAGACTGTAGCAAAATATTTAGAAGTGCCCTTTATTGTTGCTGATGCTACAAGTTTAACGGAAGCAGGGTATGTAGGTGATGATGTTGAATCCATGATTACAATGTTATTAAATGCTGCCGGTGGTGATATTAAACTAGCAGAACGTGGTATTGTATTTGTTGATGAGATTGACAAAATTGCCCGTAAAAGCGAAGGCAGTAGTATTACCCGTGATGTATCAGGAGAGGGTGTTCAACAAGCATTATTGAAAATGGTTGAAGGTACTACATGTCGTATACCAGCCGGTGGCGGACGTAAACATCCCGGTGGTGATATGATGGAAATTAATACTAAGAATATTTTATTCATTGCCGGTGGTGCTTTTGTAGGATTAAAAGATATTGTTAACAATAGAGTTAATGGTACTAGTATTGGCTTTGGGGCAGATATTAAAGATGTTCGTACAGAGGGTGATTTGTCTATGGTTACCCCTGATGATTTAACACGATTTGGTATGATTCCTGAGTTTATTGGACGATTTACTACTACAGTTAACGTAGAGAATCTAACTAAAGAGGAAATGATTAAGGTATTAACTGAAGTAAAAAATAACTATATTGACCAATATAAGTATTTGCTTAGTTTAGATGACATTGAGTTGGATTTTAGTGAAGATGCTATTTCACAATTAGCCGAAAACACTATGAAATTAAAGACTGGTGCACGTGGATTACATACAGAGATTGAGAAGGTTTTGATGCCTCATATGTATAACACAAAGAAATACCGTGAAAATAACATTAGAAAGATAAATATTAATCAGGAGCAAATTTTACAACCAAAAGCCGCAATATGATTAGAGGAAGAAAAGTTTTAGTTAACGATGGTAATACTGACAAAGCATTACGAAAATTCAAAAAGTTGATGACAGACTACGGAACTTTACAAGAAGTACGTGACCGTCAAGAATTTGTAAAACCTACCGTTAAACGTAAACTAGCTAAAAGTCAGGCTAAAAGACGTTGGGATAAGTTTTTACGTGACCAAAGTCTTCCTAAAAAGTTGTATTAATTTATCCTAAATAATATTATTTTTTACGTAAATAATTATAATAAATACTTTTCTAGATGCCTATTATAGGGTCTACAAATAAAAATCTTGCTTTATAAAGGAGAAAACAATGAGCAAAGTAATCGGTATCGATCTAGGTACCACAAATTCATGTGTAGCCGTTATTGAAAACGGAATCCCCAAAATAATTGAAAATTCAGAAGGTGCAAGAACTACACCCTCAATCGTTGCCTATTCTAACGATGAGATATTAGTAGGTGCTAGTGCCAAGCGACAATCAGTTACTAATCCAAAAAATACAATCTATGCTGCCAAGCGATTAATTGGACGCAAGTTCACTGAACAAGCTGTACAAAAAGATATTGACTTGATGCCATACAAAATTGTTAAAGCAGACAACGGTGATGCATGGGTTGAATCTAATGGACAAAAATTAGCACCACCTCAAATCAGTGCTGAAGTCTTACGTAAGATGAAAAAGACTGCTGAAGATTATTTGGGCACAGAGGTAACTAAAGCAGTTATCACAGTACCGGCTTACTTCAATGATAGTCAACGTCAAGCTACTAAAGATGCCGGACGTATTGCAGGATTAGAAGTACTACGTATTATCAACGAACCTACAGCAGCCGCATTAGCATATGGTGTAGATAAACAAGATAAGAAAGATCGCAAGATTGCTGTTTATGATTTGGGTGGTGGTACATTTGATGTAAGTATTATTGAAATTGCCAACGTTGACGGAGAGAAACAAATTGAAGTATTATCAACCAATGGTGATACATTCTTAGGTGGTGAAGACTTTGACCAACGTATCATGGACTTCTTAGTTGATGAGTTTAAGAAAGACAATGGCATTGACTTAACTAAAGATGTATTGGCATTGCAACGAATGAAAGACGCGGCCGAGAAAGCAAAAATTGAGCTGAGTAGTAGTGCTCAAACAGATGTTAACTTGCCATATATCACAGCCGATGCTAGTGGACCTAAACATTTAAATGTTAAATTAAGTCGTGCTAAGTTAGAGTTGTTAGTTGATGAATTAATTCAACGTAGTATCAAACCATGTCAACAAGCTATACAAGATGCTGGTGTGTCAATATCAGATATTGATGAGGTAATTCTTGTTGGTGGAATGACACGTATGCCCAAAGTACAAGAAACAGTTGAAAAATTGTTTGGTAAAACACCTCGCAAAGATGTTAATCCGGATGAGGCAGTAGCAGCCGGCGCGGCACTTCAAGGTAGTGTATTAGCCGGTGAACGTACAGATGTATTGTTACTTGATGTAACCCCACTAAGTTTGGGTATTGAAACAGCGGGTGGCGTATTTACTAAACTTATTAAGAAAAATACAACTATTCCTACTAAACATTCACAAGTGTTTTCAACCGCAGATGATAATCAACCTGCAGTAACTATTAAAGTTGCACAGGGTGAACGTGATTTGTTTACATATAACAAGTTATTAGGTGAGTTTAATTTAGAAGGAATTCCTCCAGCAATGCGTGGTGTTCCCCAAATTGAAGTTACATTAGATGTTGATGCTAATGGTATTCTTAATGTAAGTGCTAAGGATAAAGGCACAGGTAAAGAAAATAAGATTACTATTAAATCTGATTCAGGACTAACTGAACGTGAAATTCAACAGATGGTTGACGAAGCTGAGGCTAACGCCGAATCTGATGCTAAACAAGTTAAATTGATTCAAGCAAAAAACAGCGGTGAATCAACCTTAAATAGTTTCCGTAAAGATTATGAAAAATACGGTGACAAAGTAACAACAGAAGAAAAAGAAAAAGCATCTAATGCTATTGATGCATTAGAAGTTGCATTAGCTGATACCGATGTTGAATCTATTGAAAACAAAGTTAAAGAACTGTATGAAGCTATTGGTCCTATTACTAAAGTTAAATATGAAGAGGAACAAAAAGCTAAAGAGGCATCTCAATCACAAAAGTCTGATGACAATGTAGTTGATGCAGAGGTTAAGGAAGCATCTTAATCTAAATAAAATCGGGTGCCGCATTCGGCGGGCCCGATATCGTCATAAACTTGCTTATTAGGAGAAAAAACATGACAACAAAAACATTAACCCTTCGTGCTATTGATATCCCATCAATTCACAAATTCGGAATCGGCTTTGATTCTATGTTAGATGAATTAATGCGTCTAACAGCCGGTCAAACTAATTCCAATTATCCACCTCATAATGTTATTAAAACAGGTGAAGAGACTGTCACTATTGAAGTTGCAGTAGCCGGTTTTGGAGAAAGTGATTTAGATATTAAATTAGATAACAATGCTTTAATTATATCTGGATCTAAAGCACGTGAAGAAATGCTTAACTATGAATATTTACATAGAGGATTAAGCAATAGGGATTTCACACAAACATTCCCATTAGCCGAACATGTTGAAGTAATACATGCTGAAGTAAAGAACGGAATTCTTTCTGTTTATTTGGAACGAAAAATTCCAGAAGAAAAGAAACCGAAATCTATTGCAATTACTTATACTAAATAATATAATTAACTTTCACTAAATAAGTGTGCGGGGTAACTCGCACACATAACTAACTTAAAACTATGTCTAAAACAGAAATAAAAACTACAATCAAACCTAACTTGAGTTTAACAGAACCTCCTTTATTTAAAATCATTTATTTAAATGATGAAGTAACAAGTATGGAATTTGTAGTAGGAAGTTTAATTGAATATTTTAATTATACTGATGACACGGCCGCCCATATTACCGAAAATATTCACAGTCAAGGTAGTGCAGTTGTCGCTGTATTGCCCTATGAAATTGCAGAACAAAAGGGAATTGAGGTTACTGTTTCAGCACGTAGTCAAGGATTTCCTCTACAAGTTAAAGTAGAATCCGAAACTGCTTAAATTTCTACTCTCTTAGCCCAATAAGGGTTTCTTTTATAAAAACTGTTGTTTACGTAATTAATTCCTTGAATTACAATATCAACAGTTTTATCGTAATCACCATAAACCCAATGTGTGACTTTACATTCAGAATCTTTTATTAGTGCTAATTTTAGCGGAGGTATAGAATATATATCATCCGGCTCTTCACCAAATAATAGTTCATGTCCGGGAGCAGAATGGCTAACTATTAAAATTTGCTTTACATCTAAATGTAATTGTAATTTTTCTATTGTGTTGCCTAAATAACCAAGATCATCATATCGTTCATTCTCTATATCTTCAGGGTTTAATAACGGATATGGAAAAGTATTATGGAACCATCCATTTGTTCCTATAATAGCAATACCATCTAATATTACTACATGATTATGTAAATATGCTACGTTGCGTATACTTTTACATAAATTAAAAAGTTCATTGGTACGTGTAGCTATATTAGCTACACCTTCATATTCAAGTGTGCCTGCAATATAAAACACTCCCTGATAAAAATGTGATAAATGTAATAGGATTTGATGTATAGTACGTAAATCATTACTGATGTTACCGGCTATAACACAATATAAACTTGTAGCCTTGCCCTCCCAATCAAAATGTTCGTTAGGGCCCAGATTCAAGTCACTGATTACATCAAATCCTATTTTCATTAATCAAGTTGTTACTTAGCTACTGTAACTTTTGGCTTTGCTGTTTTTGCAGGTGCCTTTTTAGCTGGTGTTTTTGCTGGAGTTTTAGCTGCCGCTTTTGGCTTAGCCGGTGTTTTAGCTGCCGCTTTTGGCTTAGTTGGAGCTTTAACAGGGGCCACAGCTGGTGCTTCTACAACCAATGGCATCGGTGTAGTAGCGGCTGGTTCCGGTACTTCATACGTAGTAGATGGGGGTGTCTCTACCTTATAAGGTGCTGCAACTTCCGATTTCTTTGGGTCACGGATGAAATACCACCAAAGACCTACACCTAAAATTGCCAATACTATAATAATTTCCATTTAATTTTCTCCTAAACATATATTTAATCACGGATAATAAAAAGGTTATTTTTCCTAATATATTGTTACATTACATGAATTTGCTACAATAAATACAAGATGACTAAAAGATCCGAACTTTCCAAACTAATGCGTGAACCGCTACCAAGTATCGGTTACCAAAAACGTCTAAGCTATCGTACAAATCAAGCTGAGGTAATAGAACTATATAAACTAATCAATCAGGCATGCTTTAACAATAAGTTGAACATGCCTGAAATTGAGGTTACAGCCCGCTGTAGGAAATACTGGGGAATGTGCTACGCTAGTTATGATATAGTTAAATATCGTAAAACATATTGCAAAATCCGTCTCATGGACAAGTGGTTCTGTAAGCAATGGTTAATCACTACTCTAGCACATGAAATGGTGCATCAATATCAATGGGATATTGACGGAGACAAACGTGAACGTGAAGGTAAGGATAGAATAATGAGTCATGGTCCTAGCTTCTATGCACATAGAGAAAGATTAGCTAAACACGGGATATCATTAAAAGTAGGCCATGGACAAAAAAGATGGCTTAAGCATCAAACTTTTGCTAAATGTTGATTACTTGATATTTGGATTCTTAACTACGTTACCGTGTTGATCCACTAATATAACGTCTTTCGTACCCTTTTTACCTATACCACGAGTTAATGTAACTCCTAAAGGACGAATACCTGCAACACCTAAACTACCACCGTTACGTGTACTATCATTGCGTAGTAACCATACCATCAGATGACTTTCCGGTATGTCGGCTGCACTAGTAATAACAGCGTGTGCATCAACTGTTACAGTAGCACCATCTTGTACAAAATGTTCTGGCTTGAATGTCTGAATAACAATTCCACCTTTAGGATTTAAATCACTTCCAAAGATAGCATTTAATGCTTCTTCTTCAGTAGGTTCCATAACAATTTCTTTGCTTAATTCGTATACAGGGACTGTACCTGTTTTTAATTTACGTTCACCGATCTTGTTAAGTTTAACATCACCATTCTTTACTAAACTATCTAATACAGCACGAGCACGTTGACCAAACAAATTGTCAGCACTTTCCCACATATCAGCATCTAATTTCTTAATACTTACTGGTAAGAACCCTTTAGGACTTTGTAATACAACATCTGCTTTCTTACGGTTACCGGTGTCTCGTCCTGCAACTTCAACATTTATTACATTTTTAATGGTCATCTTCTTACCGCGCGGATCAACAAACGTTACATTGGCCGAGCCATATGTTTCAACTACTGATTGAATAATGCTAGCTAATTCAAGTTCATTTGCTACACCGGCACTTTTTTCGCCTTGTTTTCCGCTATCTTTTACAACAACTTGTACTGGACTATTGGCAAATACTACTCCGCCTAAACTGCTGATTCCAGGATCACTGGAATACTCTACCCCATCATGCTTGTATGCTTTTTTAAGTACAGCTAATATTTCTTGTAAGATATCATTACGGAATTCAGCTTTCTTTGCACCATCTGGAATCTGTACCAAAACATTGAGTTTGTTACCGTTAATTTTGAACTGTTCATACCCAGCTTTACGCAAAGTCTGTTCCACGTCATGTTTTGTAACAGTTTTAATTTGGTCAACAGCTTCAACCAAAGTTCTTGTAAATTCAGTATATCTCATGTATAATATCTCAAAGAGTTAATGAAGTGCGTATTATAGCACCATTAAGTATTTATCGCAAAACATTTTTAAAGAAGGAAACAATATGAGCTTAGTCCCAATGGTATTAGAACAAACAAGTAAAGGTGAACGTAGTTATGACATTTATAGTCGTCTATTAAAAGACCGTGTTATCTTGCTTGAAGGGGAGGTACATGACCAGATGGCAAATCTAATCGTTGCACAACTACTATATTTGGAAAGTGAAGATTCAGATAAAGATATCAGTATCTATATCAACAGTCCAGGTGGCTCAGTAACAGCTGGTATGGCAATCTATGATTGTATGCAATTCGTTAAACCTGACGTTCAAACAATCGTCATGGGTCAAGCTTGTTCAATGGGTAGTTTGCTTGGTCAAGCAGGTGCAAAAGATAAACGAATGATTCTTCCTAACGCACGCCATATGATTCATCAACCAAGTGGTGGCGCACGTGGTCAAGCTACTGATATGGAAATTCAAGTTAAAGAGATTTTGGCTATGAAAAAATCTCTAACACAAATTTATGTTGACCACAATAGTGCTGGCAAAACTTTTGAGGAACTTGCTAAGGATATGGAGCGTGACTTTTTTATGAGTGCAAGTGAGGCTGTAGCATATGGCCTAGCTGACAAAGTGTTGCAAAAACGCAACATGTCCTAAATTTGACAATAAACTGAATTCCTGTTAAACTTACATCTGTTTGTAACTTTAATAGGAATTTTTTATGTCTAAAAATGCAGTATTGTTCCGTGAAGTAATTTTCAAATATCACCCCGCATTCAAACGCAGTCAGGACTTGTGTAATTGGGCTTATAAGAATCCTGATATGTTTAACGTTACCAGATTAATAGAGGAAAGTTTTGCGGCAGTAGGATCTTATAAATTTATTGATGGTAGCCATTGTGATTTTTCAGATGGCACCGATAGTAAAACAGCTAGTATTGGTGTTAATTCTTCAGGTGCATCAAATACTAGTTTTACAGGGGCAGTACATAGTGTAGTCACCTCTGCCGGTACACTTAAAGAAGGTGGGTTAAGAGTTATAGTTTACAATCCACATACTGATTCTTTAATGTATTATTTCTTACCCAAAAGTTTTTGGAGTAAACATATCACAATGCATAATAAAAAGAATTGTGGATTGATTACATATTCTTATAATATTAAAAAAGACAATATTAAAAAATTTGAAAACTTTAGATTTCGGTCATTTCGTCAACTAGCGTTGTGCCCCTATAATTGGGAAATTTGACAATAAATGGGCATTGTGCTACAATAGATACTTAGACAGTTAAATAAAGGACTACAAATGACTAAGAAAATCTCTATCAAAGTATTTGGTGACCCCGGACACGCTTGGGCACGTTTCCCCAAAGCACGACTGGTCAAGCTTGGTATTGCTGATAAGATTACTCCCTACAGCTATCAAAACGGTAGTAATGCTTTCCTTGAGGAAGACTGTGACCTGTCAACATTGTTGACGGCTCTTAAGGCTAAGGGTTATGAAGTTAAATTCAACGAAAGCTTTACCAATAAACAAAGCAAAATTCGTGGTTATTGCACCTACAGAATTTGACAATAAATGGATTTGGGTATATAATAGAGTCTTAGTAAGTTAATTAAAGGAGTTTGCAATGTTTGAACAATCTATCGTCCGTGGTGTTGAACGTGATATGCAGGAAAAACGTGAAATTCGTATGTATGGTTGCACAGAAGCACAAATGCGTGAGGCTGTAGAACAAAGTATTACTTTTCGGTTTACAGGTCCTGCAATGATGGCCGCTAGTCTCATGTCCGATGCTCAAGAAATGATTAATACCGAGTACGGTGAAGTTGATTACATGC